TAAATTTAATTAATACAAAGATATAAATTATTTACCTGCCTTGACCTCTATATCTTTTAAGGTAATTTTTAGAAGATGTAAGTTTAGAAGATTTAGTTTTGGCGTGAACACCAGGTCTTCTTTTTTTAGGTTTTACTAAATGAACAAAGGAAACGTTACGAGCCACTTTTACTTATTAAATCTGTTTTTTGTTTTGAACCAGCTGAACTTCCAAAGTAATAACCAATAACCTGTGTAAATGCTGCAACTACTGCACCGAACCCCATATCAAATAATCTTTGAGATTCCTCTGGTATTTGCCATACACCAATAGCTCCTGCTACAACTGCAACAAAAGAAAGTGTAATACCCCATCCAACTGTTTTAAATAAACTATCATTAGAACCAGATTGGATAGCTGCAATTTCTCTTTGTCTTGCTGATGCTCTGTCTGCTACTTCAGCTTCATAAGCTTCAAGTATCATTTCTTGTGCTTTTATTTTATCTTCAACTGGAGCGTCTGATTCTTTAATAGAAGCAATTACTTCCTCAACACTCATCTCTCCTTGAATTAATGAACCAAGTGTTGGGTTGATTAAACCAACTGCACCTTTTAATAATTTACCTACAGTTGTTTGTCCGAACTTTTTTTTATTACTCATATTACCATGTATTTAGATTTTCCATTTTCTTTATATGCTTTTAAGCACCTTCCTCTATTCTCTTCATTACTAACAAATGATACATGCACCCAGTCAGGATTATCATTATCACCAAACTCCCATATAAGCTGGTCAAAGTTTAAGTTCTGTTTTATGTAATTATACATCTCAGCATTTGTTTTATGACCAAAAGTATCATCCAGGTCAATCGCTCTACCTTGGCAATGTTGTGATGATTTACTCCCCCCGATAGCAGTATTTAAATCTGGGCATCTGTAAAATGAATTTATTTTTATTGGGCCTCCTACCCACTCTCTAAGTGGTTCAAATATTTCTTTAGCTATTGCTTCCATATTAGCAAGAGCATAACCATCAGGAGTATTGTCGATATTAAGTCGAAGTGCAGTATTAGATTTTACTGCTTCTTTGTAGGAGATATGTGAACTTATTTTTTTAATAACTGGTACGTTTTAATAATCGTATACACTAAGGTAGCAATTATTAAAAGACCTTGCAAGACCGCATTTATTTCTGCGATTGTTATTATGTAAACTGCTACACCAAGTATCGTAGGTTCGAAATCTAAGTTCATATTATTATTCTATATTTATTAAATCCCAGCTTTGCGTTTCTTCGTTCCAACCATACAACTGACCATCATCTGGCATTGCTACAGGAGCTTGCCAATCGTGGTTTTCATCAAGAGACCAACTAGGATAAGGTTGTGGCGCTACAAAAACATCATTCACATCATCATAAGTAAAACCTATTCCAGCGAATTGTTTTCTCATATTGTGATTATAAGAGGTTTGCACCCAATTCGTATGACCAAACAAAGAGTTACAAAACTCTATGCCTTTGTTTTCATACTCAACACCGTTAGCTCCTTTGAGCTCATTGTTGTGTACAACAATTACTTGTAATACTACATTGTTTTCATCAAGTTCTGCAAAGTGTGCCATAATTATTTTTACAAAAATACTATTTTTTTATTTACGAATGTACGTAAGTTCCACTACCTGTATATGTTAGTATTGTATAATCTCCGTCAGTAGTTACGGTTGGTGAACCTGTTGTAGTTCCTGAATAATCTGATGTATTCATTCTTAAAACAACAATACCTGAACCACCTAAACCATTTGTTCCTACTGAACCTGCTAAAATACCTGCAGAACCTCCTCCACCACCACCTCCGGTGTTAGGAGCTGCGTTTTGACCATTTTCAAAACCTGGTGTAGAATATCCACCGTTACCACCACCACCAAGTCCACCAATTCCGAATGTTCCATCACCAGCGCCTGACTCTGGCCCACCAGCACCACCCCCGCCAGCGTAATAAGCAATCCTTGCAGTAATTGTATTTAATAATCCATTACCTCCATTACCTGCTCCAACTGCTGAAGTACCTGTTTCACCTGCTTGACCTGCTCCTCCACCACCTCCGTTAACTTCAGAGTAACCACCTAAATTTGTTCCATCACCACCTTGGTAACCTTGATTAGCTGTCCCAGCACCTGCACCAAAAGTAGTCCAACCTCCACCCCCAGAACCACCAGTTGCCCCTGTAAGAAAAGCAGTACCTGCACCTCCACCCGAAGCACCTCCACCACCTCCATTACAAGTTATTGTTGTCATACTTGGGCCTGCAATAGTTGTGTTAACACCACTTCTTGATGACGGAGATGTAGCGGTAGTTTGACTTGGGCCACCTCCAGCTCCTACTGTTATAGTATATGTTCCTGCAGCTAAAGTTATATTAGACTCCGGAGCAGAATTTCTACCAGATACAGTACCATAAGATGTTCTTAAACCTCCTGCACCTCCACCTGGCCCATAATAAATACCTGCTGCTCCTCCACCACCAACTCCTAAAAATGCCATTTCACCTGCCGCAATACTTTGAGCTGGTTGGTCTGTGGCTTTAAATGCCATATACATAAATGTATCTCCATTTCTATTAACTCCAGGTGAACTAGAAACTGAAAAACCATCTGAATCAAATGATGTTAAGTTAAGGTCTGCACTAGGATTAGTTTCAGTGTTTGCTAAATTTGGATAAACTGTATAAGAAGGGCCTCTTAAAGAATCATTAACAAACCAGTTATCAGCACTTGTTGCTCCTTTTATCATAACATAATCAGGTTGGAATCCTAATCCCGTTATAGATTGATTTGCGCCATTACCTGTATAACTTCCTATTTTACTAAAACCTGCTATAGAACGAAAGAAATATGCAACGTGCTGGTCACCAGCACCATTTTGGTCTCCACCACTATTTAAATTTAAATACGTAGCATCCCACGACATAGACGGATAAGCTGTTAAAGCTTGCGAACTATTCATATAAAAGAAACTAAAAGTACCTGTAGCGTCTGTAAATCCAACCCATTGCGATATTGCGTTTCTTTGTTTTATAACAACAAAATCTGGCTTTGCACCTAATCCATGTGGAAGAGTTTGAGAGTTTGTTCCAGTACCAGTATACTTAACGATAGAAAACCCAGCTGCTTGATTTGCTGTTATAATTGCAGGTATTGTTCCTGAAGTATCTCTGGTTGTTGAATCATTATTAGCTTTCCATCCCCATCCAACATAAGTAAGACCTGGTTGATTTGTCAAACCAGCAGAGCTACCATTCCAATTTGTACTAGATTCCCATCCATCTGGTAAAAACTCACTAATAGCATCATTAGCGCCAGAACCATTACTTGCATCACTAAGATTAGAAGATAAAAAACTATATGGTGTAGTACTTCTTATTCTATCTTTCCATGTATGCCAGTTACCAGAGTTTCTGTTTTTTGCCCACACAAGCGTAGGGGCAAACTCATACCCTGTAATATCTCTATAAGTATTTGAATCACCATTATAAGTTACTATATTAAATGAGTCTGATAATGTAGGAGATGTTGTAGTTGGGTCAGCGGCAAATGCCATGTAAATATATGTCACACCATTACCATTAACAGACTGTGGATTCCCGTTTATTTCAAAACCATCTTCAGTAAATAATACATAAGCTGGGTTACCACTATTTTTATATTGTTCAGATGAGCTACTATTATGTAATTGAAACTCTCCAAGAAATCCTCCATTCGCTCTTTTGTTGTCAAACATTACCCATTCAACACCTGTTCCTGTTACTTTTCTTATAATTAAAAAAGCTGGTTTAAATCCTGTTGAAACAAATACACTAGCATATTGGTTAGTACTACTTCCTGTATATGTACCAAATTTTGAATACCCAGCTACATCATGAAAAGCATAAACTATATAATCTCCACTATTTCTTGTTCCAGGGTGATTAGCTCCGATGGTTGTAGCGTTAGGTGTTCCAACTTGTGAATTTCCAGCAGAAACAGCTGAAGTGTCATTAAAATAACCTCCATACTGAGCACCCCCAGATTCTTTATGCCAAGCAAACCACGCACTTGCCCATGTTCTAGCTTTTACTAAAATAAAATTTGGTTCTTGGCTTAAACCGTGCCCATAAGTTAAATCACTACCGCTTGCAGAATATTGTATTATACTTGTTCCAGTTTTTTGATTTACTTGTACTGTAGAGTTTACAGAACCGTCTGTGTTTGTAACTGTTGTTCCTCCATTCACTTTCCAACACCACGCCACATATCCAGCTGCATTCGCATTTACATTAACATTACTTCCTATACTAAAGCCATCTGCATCAAAACTACTTAACCCATTTGTAAGTGTTGATTCTGTATCAGTTGTATTAGTATGAAGTCTTTTTTGAACCCCTCTATTTGAATCAAATACAATGTGATTCCTTGCTTGACTGTAATCTTTTATCCAAACAAAATCTGGTTGAAATCCAACTCCTGTAATAGATTGTGTGCCCCCATTACCCGTGTATGTAACAATACTAAAATTCTCACTTGGTACTGGTGGTATATCTTCGTCTTGTATAGTTAACCAATCAGCACCATCATAAAATTCAATTTTGTTATCATCCGTATTATATCTCCATTCTCCTGTAGAAGGACTCGTAGGTCTTTGTGCAGTTGTACCACTAGGTAGCTGTAAAGCTGAGTCTAAACTTGCTAAGTCAAATAATTCCGGTGATGTAATTTTTGTTGTTGCCATAATTTATGAATGTACGTATGTTCCGCTTCCTGTAAATTTTAATATTGTATCTGTTCCATCGGTAGTTACAGTTGGCGAACCTGTAGTGTTTCCAGAGTATTTACTTGTAGGTAATCTTAATATTACTACTCCTGAACCTCCGCTTGCTGCAACTGCACCTGGCGCTGCACCACCACTACCACCTCCAGTATTTGCAGTTGCTGAACCACCGTTTCCAGCACCACCTCCACCTTGACCTCCAGTACCTACATCTATTCCAGCATTATCTGAACCTCCACCACCTCCACCGTAGTATGTTGCTGTACCTGTTATAGACACTTCAATTCCATCTCCTCCATTATAACTTGTTGGAGCTTCTCCTGCTCCACCTCCAGCACCACCAGATGACCCTGTTTTATTTGAACCAGCAAACCCCTCACATGCTGTTCCAGCTTTTCCTGTTAAATTTACACAACCTCCACCTCCACCAGAACCACCGCCCTGAGAATCTACTTGATGTGTAGATGACCTATTTCCTCCACCTCTTCCACCGCCAGTACAAGATACTAATGTAGTTGTTGCGTCAGCAATAGATGAAGGGTTTCCGCTTCTTGCCTCAGTATTAGTAACCGCACCTCCTGCACCTACTGTAATTGTGTATGTTCCTGGAAATATTTGTAAAATTGTTTCTGCTGAACATCCACCTCCTGATATACTACCATAAGATGTACGCACTCCTCCTGCACCCCCACCTCCAGCTTCTTGACCAGCATTACCATTATAATAACTTCCTCCAGTTCCCCCACCAGCAACTACAAGGTAATCCATAAAAACAGGCGGAGCATCATTAGAAATTTTTTGCCATTCAGTTCCATTATAATATTCCATTGCTGAAGCTCCTCCATTTGAAGATTCACTCGTATTGTTTCTCATAGAACCTGTGACGCCAGTAGGCCTATTAAAGATAGTGCCGCTAGGCATTTTTAAACCTTTATCAGACGTTGCTGAGTTTAAATCAAGTACTTCAGGTATTATTTTTGTTGTTGCCATATTAAATAACTATCCAATCTTGTGTTTCTTCATCCCATCTCCAAAGATACGAATTTTCAATATCTGGAACTGGCTTAGGGTACTCCCATTGACCTATATTTGTATTCCAGTTTGCACTTGGTGATGGTGATGTTTCATATAAAGGCTGAGAGTAGTATTTATAATCTACCCACTCCCCAGTATCATCTTTCCACCAGTATTCACCCTCAGGTTTTTCTACAGGGCATTCCCATAAACAAGTATCTTCATTTAAAGTCCAACTTGCAAATGGCTGCGGTGCATAAAACGCATCTCTTACAGGGTCGTATATCATACCAATGCCTGCATAATTTTTTCTAAAAGGTGTGCCTCCGTTTTGGTGAACACCACCTAATGTGTTATAAGAAGTTCTTTTACATAGTCCGCTTTTTCCATAATACCCTTCCCAGTATTCTGTATTATCTACTTCTACTGGTGGTAAAGCGTTAAGCTCTTCAACCTTAGCTTGAATCTGCGCATCTATTACTGCAACCTCTTCTATTGGTAAAGCTTCGTGTGTTTCAGGGTCAACCCTACTAGCTTCTAAATCTTTTATTTCCTGCTCTATCGTTTCATCGCTTGCAGCCTCCATATAAGTCTCAGGCACTCCTGTTATAACTCCTGTTACTACACAAAGTGCATTATCTATTTCTTGCTGCTTTGCGTCTATCTCTACTTGCTTAGCTTCAATGGCAGCTGTATCTGGCTCTTCAATAGAAGTAAGATTACCCATATCAATCATTAAAAGAGAAAGCTCCTCTCTTAGAGTTTGTGTTGTAGAGTCGTTATTTAAAAATGCGTAATGTGCCATATTAACTAAAACTTACTGTATCACTGCCTGCAGTGAATGTTGTTACTTTATCACTACCATCTGTAGTAGTTGAACTTGTTAAACCTGCTCCTACTGATATAGTATAGGTGTTAGGATATCTAACTATTACAACTCCAGAACCACCATTTTTACCAGTTTGCTGATAAGCTCCTCCACCACCACCTCCACCGAGGTTATTAGTTCCAGCTGTGCCTCCTGAATTAGTTGAAGGATATTGGTATCCATTTCCACCTCCTCCTGCACCAGGAGCTCCACTTCCATTGGTATTTCCATTTCCTCCTCCACCACCTCCATAAGTGACAGATGAACCAGTTATAGATACAGCTAATCCCGCACCTCCATTTGAGTTGCTTGTTCTACCGTCTTCTCCAACTGCTGCAGTACCTCCACCTCCACCACCATGTCTAACGCTTCCAGTAAAGTCTCCTGAACCTCCGTCAAATCCTTGATTTGCAGTACCTGCTCCACCCGCTACAGGTGAATTTACATTTAGAGTTCCTGCTCCTCCACCACAACCTCCACTTTTTGAAGTACTAGTCTCGTGAGCTCCACCACCTCCTCCTAAAGATGTTATTGTGCTAAACACTGAATCTCCCCCATTATTTCCAGATGCACCTGCACCTGCACCATAAACAGCTGTTCCTCCTGCTCCAACAGTTACTGTATAGTTTGTTGCTAAATTCATATTTAATATAGACTCAGCAGAAGAACCACCTCCAGAAGTAGAACCGTAAGAAGTACGAAGCCCTCCAGCTCCACCACCCCCAGCACCATTAGCAGTACCTCCAGCTCCACCTCCGGCAAGTACCAAAAAGTCTGCTTGAAAATCAGGTGTAGGTGATGCTGTTTCGGATAATCTTTTCCAATCTGTTCCGTTGTAAAGCTCTAATCTGGAATCTGTAGTATTCAAACGTAAATCACCAGCAACTCCTGCGGGTCTTTGGGCTTTTGTGCCCTGCGCCCACACTAGTCCTCCAGTGTTACCACTCATGTCAATTACGTTTGTAGTTACTTTGTTTGTTGCCATGAGCTAAGCGTTATTGTGTTATTACTACTTCTATACCATTTGTTGCGGTTACCGGTGGCGCAGTTACAAACGTTAATGTTGTACCTGCTACGCTGTAATTAGCTACACCAGCTGAATCAAGTGAGTTCTGATATACACCGCTTATATAAATGTTAATATTGTCTGCACTACTCGGAGTAGTTGATAATGTGAATCCAGTTGTTGAATTATCTCCTGTAAATTGGTCTTTAACAACTGTAGTTCCTGTGGCAGTGGCAGCTACTGTTATTTCTGTTGCTGAGTTTTGTGTTATAGTTATTCCTGCACCTTCAGTAAGATTAACAGTAGAATCAGTTCCTACGGCAGCATCTAATTGTAATGGAACACTAGAACCAACTTTAGTTCCAGCTTGAAGCGTATATGTATCTCCAGTTGCAGTTGATGCAATTGAAATCTCGCTATCACTCACTCTTGTTAGAGCAATATCTGTTCCGGCTGTTAGCGTAATAGCATCATTGCTACCATCACTACCTGCTAGGTTTATATTTGTAGTTGCTGCTGGAACATCTACCGTATATGTTGTTCCAGTCAGAAGAGCTTTCGGTATCTGTACGTTATCTGTACCTTGATAACCAACGAAATAATCTATGTCCGCTAGTGTCGCTCCTGTTGTAAATTGTGAAAATTTTACTGCCATTATTTAAATTTTTAAGGTGCTTGTTCTGTTATAATATCTTGACTTGTTAATTCTGATACCATTTGTATTCCAAGCTCTGTTACTATATCTTCTCCTCCATAAGGTGGGTTTACTGAACCTTGATTTGTTCCAATAAAATTACCTATGGCGATTAATAAAGACATACTACCAAAGAGCTATAATATTAGAAGCACTTGTTCCTGTTGCAAACACCTTTTTAACATGCACCGGGAAAAAAGCTCCTGTGTTAATTCCTACAAATGTTACCTCATCTCCAGCAACAGTCTCTACTTTTAAATCTCCAGCAGTTCCAATATATAATACCGCACCTTCTTGGTTTCCGCCATATATCTGATATGCTTTTGATGTTACTGAAAATATATTATCTTTTACGTTTAGTGTTGTGGCATTCTCAATGCTAGTAACAGTTGTCTGAGTTCCATCAGTCGTGTTTACTACAATCATACCTTTTTTAACACCAGCGGTGACAAAATCTTTTGTATTGTCGATTAGTTGACTCGTACCACCAGACGTCGTTGTGCCTGTTGGGCCACCTGTTCCTATATCAGGAATATCCGTGTTATCACTTGGATAAACTTTCCACGCTCTTCCTGCTTGTAATTTTTGATATGCCATAATTAATTATCTCTATTATATGGAAACATACGATTTAAAGAATCTCTTCTACCGCTGCATCCACAGTCTTTATTAAATTTTTGTGCTACTACGTCCACTGCTCTTTTTATTCCAGTGAACTTAGTAAATTTTTCTATATCATCTCCGAGTCCTCTTGATTTCATTTCTTGCAAATACATATAGACTCGGTATGTGCGCATTCCTTAATGTTGAATGTCATTTTGTACAACATTTTATTCCAAGCGCACTTTATATTTTTTGTTAGTTTACCCCACCATCTTGCGATGTCGTGAGAAGTTTTAATGAGCCATGCTCCTAATTTTTTCATAGTGTTTTATTTTTTTATGAGTTTCCCAAGGTGTTGCTTAACGCTTCCTTTCTCACCATGAGTTACATAAGCCATTGAGTGGTCACCACCGTATTTGTGCTTATATATTTTCTTAGCCATTGCTTCGCTTTCATCTCTTCTGTCTTTCATAGACTGAGATTTCTTACCATGTTTTGCTCCTAGTGAGTCGTCTAATCTGTCGTTATAACCTTGTTTTTTCATTTTAATATTTTTAATTGATACAAAGATACTAATATTTTCCTTGTCTATTTTTTGGAGAAGACTTAGTTGAACCACCCTTGCCTGCCCATAAATTTTTACACGCCCAGTATCTAGCAGTTAGCTTAGATGTAGCAGTACTACACTTGTGTCTTGCCTTAAAACTTTTACGTGCAGCAGCAGAATAGTTATGACCATAACCTGTTGCTCCAAAGTGTATTAATTTTTCCTTACCTCCTGCGCAGGCTTTTACCATTTTCTTTTTACCTGCTCTATCTGATTTCATAGGCTTGTTACAAGCCATTTTACTTTTATTCGCCATATTGAGTTCTTTGTATAAAATATTCTATATCCCATATTGTAGCAGTTCCGCCGTGAGCTTGAATTTTAATTGTAGCTCCATTGTCTATAAATTGTTGGTCAATATAATACTGAAACATATTATGAAACACTTCAGTTGTTGCATTACCCTTTATAAAGCCTATAGCTTTTTCTAAATTTTGAATATTAGCGCCGCCGTCTTCAATAGACAAATCTAAATGAGTTTGATTCGCATTGGGCGCTTGAGCTTTAAATTCAATACTTATAATTTGAACTTCATTAATTTGTAGACCTATGATTTTTTGTGTTGCTAAATCATAAAAATCTGAAGTTATTCTACTTTTAGTGATTGTGCCTGCATTATTAGGCAGGGTCACTTTAACTTGGTCAGTTAAATTTAAAGGAGAGGCTTCTGTGTATTGGGTGTCTATATATCTAGCCCAGCCTGGAGATGTAGCTTCTTGGATTTGTTCCAGAGTATATGCGTCTCTGTTTGCGTTTGCTGTAGCAGAACCTTTGTTGATTGTGTCAACTCCTGGTGCTACTCCGTGAAATTTAGTTCCTGCTGGTATTGCCATTTAAAATAAATTTTCTATTGTTAAACACAGTACAACTAACATAATTACAATAAGCCAAAGCGGTATACCTATCCAAAATACATATTTATTAGGCATTTCTAACTTTTGCTGCTGCAGTGTTAGACACTACTGTTTTTCCTTTTCTTCCTTCCTTTTTCTTTTTACGAGCTGTTGCTGCTAGTTGTCTTTTAGAAAGCCTTCTAGCTTTAGCAAGTGGCAGACATCTATCTGGATTTTTCTTATCCTTACTAGTTCCGCATTCACCTTTGATTTTACCATCAGTTCCTATGCGTACCCATTTCTGGTCTCTCCACTTTTTTAACTCACCCATTACTATTTATTTTTTGCAATGAATTTAGCTTTAGGGTCAGCAGCAGTTATATTTGGATTATTATCAATACCATATATAACACTTTGCATTCCTAGGCTAGGTCTTTTTCCATTACGACCCTTTTTGCTCATTTTACTATGTTTACTCATTTCTTACTTTTTTTTGCGTAGTTAGGGTCTTTACAATATTTACTAGCAGCCATATTAGCATAAGCAGAAGGATACGTATCAAACGTTCTTTTTGCCCAAGCTATACCAGCTGCGCATATTTTATTTTTACGACCTGTTCTTTTTCTTGCCATTAGTCTAAATGTTTATCAATAACACTTTGTATACTGTCTAATTTAACCGTAATTTTTAAAACCAAACCTGCTTCAAATCTTGCAACAGGTTTTTGTCCTTTATAAATTACAATAGTAGGAACAGACTTTATTGAATTTTTAATTGATTCATGTTGGTCTTCTACATAAGCATATTGAACTTTTGTGTGTTTTAATTTATTAAGACCTTTGTATTCGCTATTACTATTCCATTTATAATTAAAATGTATAGTAGTTATATCTTGACCGTAACTAAACACGCTAAAAAATAATACTAATATTAATACTCTCATTAGTCTTTTGTTATAATTTCAAATAATTTTTCATCTATATCTTTCAACTTATCTCCATTCTCTTCTACTTGCTTCTGCGTTGTGATTATAGTTTCTCTAATAAGTTGGTCTTTTAGGTCATACTCAGTTCTAGATACTTCTGGCTCTGGTAATTGTTTTGCAAGCTCTATGTCTTCTTTCAGTGAATACCACATACCGGTTACTGTAACAACTACAAACCCTATTGTAATTAAGTTTTCAATTGATATGTTGAATTTTTGTTTTTTTATTTTTTCAATATCTAGCTCATCCATCTTAGTAAGACTTTTTTTCCATGCCGTAGCCGGGGTTATTTTTCATTGTACCTTTCATCATTTTTGCAAACGAAGCTGCTTGTGCTTTTCCACAGGCGTTATATGGAAATTTTTTTTCTCCGCCTTTATACTTTACTGTTGGCATAACCTTGTTTTTTATAAATTAACATATTAGGGTAGTCTTTCGTGTTACCCTTTGGACACGTATAATTATATTTATTCTTATCTAGAGAACTCTTATACATTATCTACTGTATTTTTTTTTCTTTTTTGGAATTGAATCTCCTGGTAAACTAATCATTTTTGATTGACCAGTTTTTGGATTATAAACTTCCACGTCTTTTATCTCAGCTGGTTTTCTATTTTTAAGAAACTTATCAATAGCTTTATTACGCATATTAGTAGAATCTTTTATTTTCTGTATAGGGTTATGTCTAGACATTTTAATTTTTTTTAGTTTCTTTAGATATGATCCTTTTTTTGTTTCTTAACGTTAGCTTAACATAATCAGTTGTTAGTTTTTTTTTAATGACAATTACAATGTCATCATTTTTGTAAACCTTCTGTATTACATTTATTATGGGATTGTCTTTTGAACTTTCTAACCAACCGGTTGTACTGGTAATATCTTTTTCGCTTACCACCTTAGTTGATGAACAAGAAGCTAACATAAACGCTAAAAAAAGAATCCTTTTCATATATTTGTACAAAGATAATAAATCTAATAAAATGCAATCCCAGGGTATTCACGACTGCCTTAAGTACTGGCGTGTGATCAGATACTTTATAAAACGTAAATATGGTCTAAGCACTGCAGACCTAGATATGCTTCTTTTTTTATATAGCGAAGATATATTTTCTAAACAACAATTTTTAGATTATGATAATTTACTATCATGGGATAGACATAGATTTAAAAGATTGCTAGATCAAGATTGGATTGAAATCTTTAGACCTAAAACAAAAAGAATTAAAACTCTATACAGTGTTACTTATAAAACACAAAGGATGATAGATTCACTCTATAAAAAATTATCAGGAGAAGAAATCCCAATGTCTCAAACATCCAATCCTATGTTTGCAAAAAATGTAAGCTTTAGTGATGAAGTATACAGGAATATGATAAAAGAAATGAATGCGGCTATAAGACAACAACGACGTCTTTCTCCTGAATAATAGTATACGGCTCGTCATTAATCATCATAGTATACCCTGCTCTTTTATCAAAATATACTATATCACCCTCATCTATTACCTCCACATCAGTTCCGCTTTTTATTATCACTCCTTTTTTGTATCTTAGTTGGTTTGCGTCTTCCGAACTAAGAAGAAGTCCTGAAGAAGTTTTAATTTCTTCTTCAATCATTTTTAAAACTATATTCTTACCTATTGGTTTCATAGTACGAACAAAATATTTCAGTTATATAAATATCTTCACATATACCATCCTCACAGACAGTTTCTCCTAGTTTATACTGATCAACGTAATAATTAATACATCTATCATCTGATTTACTACAACCAGCTATAGTTAGAAAAAGTGCAACAATTGCAAAGAACATAATGTAGTCTATAAATCTCATTGCGTCTCGTAAGTTCTTGCCATGGTTACTATGGCGTTAGTAGATAGTATAGTCACCGCTACACTCACAGCATTCTGCAGAGCTTGCTTTGTTACTTTCATAGGATCAATAATCCCCATATTTATTAGATCACCCTCTTTGTTGTTTTTTACATCAAGACCTATATTGTCTTTGTCATATTTTTTTACAAACTCAATCCCTGCGTTATATTGTATCTGTAGGAGCGGTTCTTTAAGCGCCCCCCCTAAAATCGCTTTAGCGATTTTTTTGGAAGAATTTTTAGAGCTCAATAGTTTTAGTCCCTCCTGATACAGTGCCAGTCCTCCCCCCGGAAGTATTCCTTCCTCCAGGGCACTACGGACAGCACACACAGCATCATCAACTCTATCGAACAGTTCTTTTTGTTCAAGGTCAGTATTACCCCCAACATAGATAACCCCTACACCACCGGTTAGTGATGCGATTCTAGACATGATAAAATCTTTATCCACTTTGCTAGTGGCAATAGAGTGAGCATCCTTAAGTTGCTTCACTCTATCATCAATAGCGGATTTGTCTACATGGTCATCGTCTTTAAGAATAATAGAACTATCCTTTCCAACAATAATTTTCTGAGCACGCCCTAGATCCTCAAATGTAATTAGGCTAAGGTCGTCTCCTGTCTTTTCTGAAAAATAAGTAGCACCAACCGACAGAGCTATGTCTTGCATCAGTTCATGTTGCTTATAGCCAAAGGAGGGTGGAATTATGGCGCAAAGCTTCAAGTTGTTCTTCATCACATTCGCCGCTAGGGTGTTTATGACGTTTTGTGAACAAGGCGCTACTATTAGTAATTTTTTATTATCTGAGATGATTGGTTTTAGTACATTCTCGATTGTCAGTATATTATTTATCTCTGCATCGGATACTAGCACATACACATCTTCTAGTATACACTCATCTTTCTTTTGATTATTTATAAATAGAGGTGATGAGTACCCTCTATCTATTTTTAAACCATTAGTGGTCTCAAAGTTTGTTTCACTACCTTGTGATTTCTCAACGGTCACTATCCCATTCTTTCCAACTGCATTGTAAGTGTCTGCTATTACTTTACCCACCCCTGCGTCATTATTGGCTGATATAGTAGCTACATCTAGTAATTTATTTTTAGAGACAGCCTTGCTTCTCTTTTTTAGATTAGCCACGATCTCATTAGTTACGCTGACCATATCACGCAGAACCTGTGGTTTGTTATCTGCATTTTCTAGTAGCTCACTACCTTTCTCAACCAAAGCTTCTGTTAGAACTATAGCAGTTGTTGTACCGTCCCCTGCGTTGGCGGCTGTTCGAGAGGCCGCCTCTCTCATCATCTGTACGGCTAAATTTTCCACAGGGTCTAGGAGTTGAATAGACTTAGCTACTGTCACCCCATCTTTTGTCACGGTGATTCCGTGTGTATGCTGATTTGATTCTATCAGTACAGTGTTACCCATTGGCCCAAGCGTTGACTTAACAGCCTTAGCCATTTTAGATATACCACTAATTAGTTTTGAGCGTGCATCTTCTGCAAAATGCAAATCTTTTGGTGAGTACCCCCCAGATGTTTCCATTTAATTAAATTTTATTATGAGACCCATCGCAGTATCCCTCAGGATCATTTGTGTTACCACAACCGCATTTAGGTCTGTCTTTTAATTTCATAATGCTAATATAATATTATTTTATATAAAACAAAAAAACCAACCTATTACAGTTGGTTCTTTTTTCCAAAAGAAAAGCTTTGAAGCTACTTATCTAATGGCTCGTGTGCTATGTAAATATATAATTAATTTTTAATCTGACCAAAAAAAGATTGGAATTTTCCAATGTGTTCCAAGAATTCCAATGTTTTCATACAAAATAAAATTGTCTCATTAGGGGACAAAAATGTCCCATTTTATATAAACCACTGATAATCAACAATTAAGATAAATTTACCTAAATATAATCCTGACGAACTGACGAAATTTTTTGTTTTTTTCTCTTCAATAAAAAAAAATATTTTTTTTCTTTTTTTTTCTTCTCTATTTCTCTTTTATTTTCATCATTTCGTCAGAAATAATAAAAAAAAGAATATAATATATTAGAAATCAATAAGTTAAGTGGCTGACGAAATTTTTTATTTTCGTCAGTTTTTCGTCAGGTTCGTCATTTTTTTGTCATTTTCGTCAGGATATTTATAAAAAAAGAAAAGCTACCCCTAGATAGGATAGCTTTACCAACACTATTACCAACTAATTATGAAACCTAATCCATATACTTTTCCATCATCTTAGCACGAAGAATACCATCTTCGATCATCTGTGCTTTCTCTTGTTTTTTTAAAGCCTTCTTCATCATTGCTGCTTTAGCAATTCCTGTCATACCATCAGGTCGATCGTTAATCAACCTTCCGTCTTTCACATATAGCCCGTCTACAAAATTTTTCATGACTAATATTTTATTGTTAAACCGATTAAACCAAGATACAAATTTAATTCAACCCAGTCATGCTCTTCGTCTTTACTGTAGTAGCTCCAACCTAAAGCGAATCCTAAATTGATTCTATTGTGAATCTCTAGTTCCCAATTCATATACAAAGGTAATAAATTTTATTACACACTTAGAGTGTTTGGATAATATATACATTTTGCCCCGACCCTGCCAAACCGGAAATCATTTTTTTTAAGCTAGTAGGGGGGTCAAATCCAAACCCCTTTGCCCGATTTTTTGCCGTTTTTTCCTAGACCCTCGACCCCGAACCCATCGACCCCTTGGTCCACGCTTTGTCCCTTCCCTTAAATTTTTTTGGGGATAAGGGGGAAAGACCCCTTCATTTATACCAGCCAAAACCCAAAAGAAACCAAACATAAAACACTAAAATTATTTAGAATCATTCTAAATTTCAGCTATTTAGCAAAATAATACTAAAAAAATGATATTATTTAATTTAAAATGACTAAATTGCAAGTAATATATAACTAAATTAAAAATAATATGAACAAACAAAATGAATTTTACTACAATGAAACCGACTATAAATTTTATATTCTAGACATTGAGGAAAACACAATTATACAAGCGTATGATGACAAAGACGACTGTAAGTTTTTTATTAACGACTTAATCGGAGATGAACTTTCCAGAGAAGAGCAAAAAGAGATGAAAAACAATTTTAAGATCATTTCTAAAAGATCAATTTTAAATTTAAACTAAATTAATTAATATGAAAGTAAAACTATTTAATAACGCTGAATCTTTAACGCTTAACGCCTTAGAAGATTTAAAACAGTTTAGAGGGTTAGACCCTCAAACTTTAAAATTATTGGTTAAAGTAGTCGCACACTCTTTGAACCAACTGGAGAACACTCCAGAACTGAAAAAACTTAACATAAAACTAAATTAATATGAACGATAAACAAATTAAAAGATTTATGAACTTCGCAACTCAAGAACTTTATAATAAAAGTGTATCGGAGTGCGATCAACAAGAATTAAACGAAGCGACAAGCCTAGCCTTTTATTTACTAGGTGCTATAATTCAATTTAAAAAGGGAATACTTGAAGAAGTATAAAAACAATGGGGGGATTAATTTTCCCCCCTTATATAAACTTAAACTTAATTAATATGAAAATAAAAACAATAGACATAAACGCTAAAGAATGGTTTGATAAAATAAACGGTAACTCTTATTTTGCCGGAACTATTACCTTAAATTATGGCATGAAAAATGAAAAAACTTTTTTAATGCCTTTTCAGTATGGTTATGGCTCTAGCTACGAGCAAGAAGCAAAAGCCATATTAACTGAATTCAATTTAATAAGCCTTAAATGGTTCGAAAGCCTTAAACAACATTGTAGAGAAAACAATATTATTTATAGATCTTCGATAATTGATAAATGTAAAAAAAGAGAATTAAAGGAAATTGAAACCCTTTATAATAACCAAATTAAAACACTATGACAACACAAATTACAAATTTACAAAGCCCACGAAGTGGCAACCCTGTAGCAAATCAATTTTTGATAAGTACCGATAAATATAATATTTTCAAATCTTATGAAACAATTATAGCCAAAGAAGATAAAAACACGAACAAAATAACACTAGACAAAAACTCGTGGGACTATTCAGCGACAACCTTAAGATATCTAAAAGTATTTTTAGGAACTAGTAAAAGTAAAAAAGAACTAGAGGAAGACATTAAAGAGGGGATTTATAAATTATCAAACCTTAATTAATTTAGTTTATGTATGGGGGGAAATGGACTAGTTTTCCCCCTTTTTAACCAACTTAAAAATAACATTATGAAAAGATTATTTAGTTACAAACCGAAAACATATAGATTAAAAACTTGCGAAGAAGTAATTGACATTTATATCAATAAATATCATGGACATTTGCACCAAATACAAGAGGGAAGTTTAGGATTAGGTAAACTTATTTTATATGGTGCAAAGGGTAAAAAATCGATTATCATTGAGGAAATATTTGAGACTCATTGGTCATGTACCCATAAGATTAGAATGTATAATAAGCTACCGAAAAAATACGAAACTTTAATTTATTAATTATGAATAAAAATTTAAACTTCAACTGGATATGCCAAGAGTATGAAATAAACCCTTATTTAGTTAAGGAAGATTTACAAAGTAATAATATTGATCTAAACACTTTAACCGAAGATCAATTAACTGAATTTATTTTAAACACTTATTAATTATGACAACACACCAGCTAAAAGAACTTAATCAAATAAACCAACACGAGATTTATATGTTAAGAAGACAAATAAATACTCTTAACAAGGATATAGAAAAGAAAGATAAGATGATCTCTTTTCTAGCTAAAAAAGTAAACAAACAACTAATATGAAAACAATAGAAATTAATGTTTATAAGTTCGAGGAACTAGATAAACAAACAAAAGAAAAAGTAATAGATAATAATAGATACATAAATGTAGAAGATACATTTTGGTATGACTTTATAAAAGAAGATTTTATAAGATTAGGATTAGAGATCAGAAGCTTTGATCTTGATAGAGGAAGCTTTGCCGAAATACATATTGATGATTTTGAACATACCAGTAAAAATATCATTGATGAATTTGGAGATAGAGTGCCTATCAAACAAACTGCAAAAAATTATATAGATGAATTTAATAAGATACAAGCTAATTATAAAGAGGATGAAGATATTGAAAGAAATCTTGAAATACTTGATGAAATATATCAAAGAGAATTTGAGATCGACATATTATCTTATCTAAGAGATGAATATGATTATCAAACTAGTGATGAAGCTATAATAGAAACTATTGAAGCTAATGACTATAACTTTACTTGGAATGGAGAAATATTTAGATTATGACAACTAAAGAAAAAATAAAAGAATTAAAAAAGTTTATTGATAAACCAATAATATTTAAAACTTCTTATATGAAAGAAGATAAATTGGGATATGATAAATTTTTTGGAAACCATATAATAGAACAAACTGATCTATGGGACAACCCAATACTTGTTGATGTTAATGATGATAGGTGGGTATGTTTAGAATATGCAAAAGAAAATTGCTTAGACACTCAAATAAAAATAACAAACATTTTAATACAACTACTATGAAGAACAAAAAACAAAATAGAGATAGAACAAACAAAGGGCAAAAGGTATACCACTTCAAAGGAACTTTTGATGAGGTATGGCAAGAATATTTAAAACTAAACCAACAATTTAAAAACAACTTATGACACTAACCGACAACGAACAAACAACGAAATGCCTTAGAAAAGCTAAGGTAATTCAAAGCGAAATCAAAGAAATAATTGGGCTATCATACCCAACAAAAGAATCAGATTATTTAACTATTCAAATGTTAGATTGGGATAATAAAGAAATTATTATTCAGCTATCTGCTTATGATTGGATAAATTGGTTCGATAATAAAAGTTTAAAGAGAATTGGAGAATCTTTAAATAAAATTGTAACAAAAAAAACAACACCAATAAACAACTAAAACTATGGAAAGACAAGAAACATATAATGGATATTGTTATAAAGATATAAATGCTTTTAACAATAAAAAGGGGGTATGTTATATACCCGAATTATCAGATCAAGAATATACTTATCAAGATTTTTTAAGTATGTGTAAGGGTAATGAAACGCTTGCTAGGAAAATATTTGAAGATATTGATTGGCAACACCCTGAAACAAGATTAGATGAACTAGGTTATCCAATACCTAAATCTTATTTAGAACAATAAAACTATGGAACGACATGACTACGAACTAAAACAAAGGGAAGATCAAATGATAAATGTAAATAGCGAATTAGCTTTGGTAAAATCATTTGAACTTGAAATGCACTTTGATTACAAAGGCAAGAACTATGGGGCATACTGCACCTATGAAGTAGAGGGTAGAGGTATTTGTGATATTGGTATCTATGAATTAAATAGTAGAAACGATATACAACCACCTTTATTTGATGAACTATACGAAATAGTAAGACAATACTTCAGAGAGGAATTTCATATTGATGAATCAAAAGTACAATGGTAAAAATAAAACTTAATACAAATAAAATTAGGTACGAAACTTATTATAATTTACTTGATGAATTTCGTGCTGAACTAAAAGAAAGGGGAGAGAATCCTTTAAATTATCATTATGATAATATAAAAATAGAATGCACAATAACTAAAACTAAATAAAAATGGAAAATAAAATAGATAGAAAAAATTTTAAACACTGGACAATAGCAGATGATATGTATATTCTTTATGAAATTATTAATCGTTGCTCTATACTTAAACATAAAACAGAAAAGTACGACTTAGACTTTATGGAAACTAAAAGAGATTTCTTGGTAAGAGTATCTCAGGAAATAGGAGTAGATGAAAATTCTTTAAAAATGAGAATTAAAAATCATTTGTCATTTTTAACAAATGAAAAAGAGGGGTTGAGTAATTATGCCTATGCTACTGAATTAGCACTTAAAAAATACTTAAAGAAGTATTCAGCTTCACATTTATATATGTACATAAAATCAATAATATAATGCCAAATCATGTATTTAATAACATATCGGTTGAACAAGAGTATGCCGATAAACTTGAAGCTATATCTAAAGTAGGATTAGCAGAATTTTTTAGACCTCGACCAAAAATATTTGAGGGTACAACTTCGCCTACACCTAAAAAGGAGGAAGATGAAAACCAATATATTATTCAACTGAATCTTAGGGCCATATATGGTGCAGAGAATTGGTACGAATGGGCTTATATAAATTGGGGTACAAAATGGGGAACTTATGATAATGAGTTTAGTAAAACCGACAATACATATAGGTACACTACTGCATGGAGTCCACTTCTTGATGAGATTATCGAAATGTTAGCTAAATACATACCGACTTTTCATTATTCGTGGGAAGAAGAACAAGGGTATGGTGCAGTTTATGAATATGAAAATGGAAAAAGAGTATATCATAAAGAATATGATATACCTAACTGGGAAGAAACTGATGATGAAGAAATTCAGTTTTTAGCTGATGATTATGAATCTCCTTATGGTAATTTTAGGAGTGGATACTACTATCATTGGAGTTTACATGAATATTTAGGAAAAAATTTAGATGAAGCTAAAAAATATTTGGATAGTATTTCAAATTAAACTAAATTTGCACTAATTATGGAACAATTTTGCAATAAATGTGAAAGCGATAACTTAATCTTCGGCAACTTCGATTATGCCGGAGAGTATGCTTCGCTTGGATATGCTTGTCAAGATTGTGGTCAGAGTGGGATATTCTACTATGATGTAACTTATAATATAACCAACAAACACTTTATCAAAAATGAAAATAAGGAAGATCGTAAGGAAAAAACAACATAAAAGATATATATCTAATTATATCTTAGCACTTGACTTTGAGTGCGAAAAGCTGAGAAGAAGTTTAAAATCTGTAAATGATAAGACAATTATCAAAAAGATTATATTCAAAACAAAACTTCAAAAAAAGTATAGTAAAAGATTACAACTATTAAATTTTTAAAATGGAAGATCAACATTCGTTTCTTGTCCAGAGTAACAATGCTCTGAGAGACAAGATAGTAGAAATACATAATGCTTTATCAACTTATCAAGAGATGAGATCTGGATTATCAGAGGGAGAGCAGTTTATTTTTATTAATAAGATTATTAATTCAATAAAGAACATAAAATGAAAGAGTATATTTTTAAACAATACCTAGATAATATTTTGAATCATTTAGGTATATCATTGGAAGAACTTCTTGATGACACTAAAGAGAGAAGGATTACTGAAGCTCGATATATTTTATATTATTTATGTCAGCAGAGAGGTATGCAAATAGCTGAGATACAATCATATATGAAAGCACAAGGCTTTGATGTGGCTTTATCTACTATGACAAGGGGAGTAGAAAAAGCAAAAGAAATTGTTGATAATGACCCCGATTATAAGTATATTGTTAGAAAACTAGAAAACATTGAACTCTAAAAGATTGCAAGAAATATTTCAAGAAGCTATAAATGATTATGGCTCAGCAGATTTATCGGATAATGGGTACGAAGCAAGAATGAAATTAGGAGTAAAGATAACAAGAGATTTAGAGACCAATGAAGTAGTTATATACGACCACTCAAAATCAGATTATTATGTTGAGATGAAAGACAAAAATAAAGCAGTAGTAGATGATCTTGGTTGGTATAAAGGAGTATTAACATTAACACTAGATAAATACAAAGACAAGCTTGAAAGAATAAAAGAGAGTATAAAAAAAGAACTCAATGGAGGTAAAAGTAAAAAGAGATTAAACTATTTTAAGGATTCAAGAGAACAAATCCTTAAAAAATACTATTTAATAACACAAAAACTACAACATGACACTAAAAACAACTAATATAAAAGGAAAGGAATATGTTGAGGTCAATGAAAGACTTAAGTATTTCAGATCAAACTATCCTAATTATAGCTTGATAAGTGAGGTGATAGAGAAGACACCTACATCTATACTTATCAAAGCTACTATCTACAATGAAGAAGATAGACCAATAGCAACTGGGGTTGCTGAAGAAAAAGAGGGTTCAACTTATATTAATAAGACAAGCTATGTAGAAAACTGCGAAACTTCTGCATGGGGTAGAGCATTAGGTAACTTTGGAATAGGTATTGATTCGCAAGTAGCTTCATACGAAGAGGTTGCTAATGCAATACTTAATCAAGACAAACCAACAAAACCTAGATCATTAAAAGTACTAGGGGTAAAAGATGCTCCGACAGTCATTTTAAATATCAAAAGAAAGCTAGATAATGGCGAGACATGGGATGATATTGTCAATGAGTTAAAACTTCAGTACAAGGTAACAGAAGAGCAAATAGACAAACTTAAATCACAAGCCAATGCCTAAGCAGTTATCAAAAGAGCAAATCATTGATAAGCTTCGTGATGATGAGCAGTACTATGGAGACTTTGGAAGACAATTTATATCTAATTCAGATATAAAAACTTTGCTTAGTAATATAGAACAATTTGGGCAAAAGGTAATAGAGAATGAAAATCTTGCTAAGGGTAGATACTTTCATCAGTTATTACTTGAACCTGAAAAAGCAAAGGACTTTCCTATTTGTGATGTGAAAGTTAGGAGCAAGGAATACAAAGAGTTTCTTGCTGAGAATAACTTAGACTTTGCTCTTAAGACTTCAGAGGCTAAAGATGTGGAGTTAATGGTTGAATGGTTTATGGAGAAAGACAATAAAAAAACAATAGGAATTAAAGAATACCTTTTCGATCTTGGTGCTAAGTATGAAGAGCCAATGGTCAAAGAGTTATACGAAGGTATAAACTTCAAAGGTAAAGCAGATGTTATCAGCAGAGGTATGATAATAGATCTTAAAACAAGTAGTGATGTATATAAATTTGCTAAGAATGCTCCATTTTTTGGATACCATACTCAAGCATATATATACAATGCACTATTTGAAATGCCAATGGTTTTCTTTGTTATTGGAAAAGAAAGAAAGCAATATGGTACGATAAGTGGAGATTACTATGATGTAGGAATCTTCAATGTCAGCCCTGAATTTATAGATAGAGGAAGGGAAGCAGTGGAACATGCACTTGTCCACTATCAAGATTACTTTAGCAAGAATGCTAAAAAGAGTATAGATGAAATAGTTTTAAAAGCAACATTATGAGTGATAATAAATACAAACACCCTGAGGGAAGAGCAAGTTTATTTGTAAATAAATACAAAGAAAAAGAAACTCAACCCGATATGAAAGGATCAATGACAGATCTAAGTGGAAATGAATTTGAAATAGCTGGCTGGAAAGGTCAAACCCAGAATGGCGAAGAGAAAATTTCTATTCAGATCAGTAAACCTTATGTAAAGAATGATTCTGACAACAAGAAAGAGGAGTCCGATGGGCTACCTTTCTAAAGCAGATTCATATTAATTAGTTTTGTTTATGGAGGGGAGAGGCTTGGCTTTTTCTTTGGCTTTTTTCTTTTTCTTTATTAAGTCTTTCTCTCCCCTTTTTTAATTTAATTTAATAATGCCTCAGGTAGTAACGATATTTAAAAACATACGAGAAACAGAAGCCCCATTCTTCAAGGATGTAACCTACATTCTCCAAAGAATTAAAGAGGGAAAATCTAAAGAACTTGTAAAAAATATCAGAAGTGAAAAGAATAAAACCATTCGTAACGAACTCAAGAAAGAACTACCGGCAGTTTGTTTCTCAGGGCAATTTAATAAAAGAGCTGACACTTCAATAGTAGAACACAGTGGGCTAATATGTCTTGACTTTGATGGCTACGAAAAACAAAAAGATTTACTGGAGGACAAAGAGAACTTTCAAAACAACAAGTTTGTGTTCTCTGTATTTGTTTCTCCATCAGGAAATGGACTCAAGGTATTAGTTAAGATACCTCCAGAGGCAGACAACCATGTAAAATATTTTAATGCACTTAAGAAAGAGTTTGATTCTCAGTACTTTGATAGCACCTCAAAAAATATAAGTAGAGTATGTTATGAGTCTTATGATCCACTACTATATTTAAATGAAACTTCATCAGTTTGGGATACAATAGAGGAGGAAACTTATGAAGAGAAGAGTACATTCAAAGATATACCTGTACTTAAAATTACAGATGAGAATAAAATAGTAGACATATTAATAAAGTGGTGGCAACAAAAGTACCCAATGGTAGAGGGTCAAAGAAACCATAATGTTTATATACTTGCTATGGCTTTTAATGACTTTGGAATTAGCAAGACACTAGCTTCATTTGTTTGTAACCAATATGCTTCATCAGATTTTAGTCAGAGAGAGATTGAGACTACAATTAATTCAGCATATTCTAATACACAAAACTTTGCTACTAAGTTTTATGAGGATACAGAGACTATCAATGATGTGAGACTTAGATTAAAAAGAGGTGATTCAAAGTCAGAGATTAGAAGAGATCTTCAGGACACAAACATTGAGCTTGATGTAATAGAGAATGTGATTGAAAAAGCAGAAGAGGAAACCACTGATAAGTTCTGGAGCAAGAATGAGAAAGGAACAATAAAGATTATACCTATTCTATTTAAAAAGTTTTTAGAAGACAATGGGTTTTATAAGTATTGTCCAGAGGGAGGAAAGAACTATGTCTTTGTTAAGGTAACTAATAATTTAATAGACCACACTAGCGAGAAAGAGATCAAAGATTTTATTCTTGATTACTTAATTGATCTAGATGATATGTCTATATATAATTACTTTGCAGACCAAACAAGATTCTTCAGAGAAGAGTTTTTAACTTTATTATCTACGATTGACATATACTTTATCAATGATACAAAGAGTACATCTTATTTATATTTTAGAAACTGTGCTGTGCAAATAACTAAGGATGAGGTGGTTGCGATTGACTATGTAGATCTTGGAGGATATGTTTGGAAAGATCATGTCATTGATAGAACATTTAAAGATTGCGAGCCAATGCAGTGTGACTACAAAACTTTTATTGAAAACATTTGTGCAAGAGATGACACAAGGATTACATCAATGGAGTCAACGATTGGATTCTTAATGCATGGGCATAAAAATTTATCTTATTGTCCGGCAGTTATACTAAATGATGAGGTAATATCAGACAACCCAGAGGGAGGAACAGGTAAAGGTATCTTTATGAATGCACTATCTCACATGAAAAAGTTAGTCACAATAGATGGGAAAGCTTTTACATTTGAAAGATCATTTGCTTATCAGTTGGTATCAGCAGATACTCAGATACTTTGTTTTGATGATGTAAAAAAATACTTTGACTTTGAAAGATTGTTTAGTGTAGTAACAGAGGGATTAACTCTTGAAAAGAAAAATAAAGATGCTATAAAGATACCATTTAGCAAGAGTCCAAAAATTGCGATCACTACAAATTATGCAATAAAAGGGGCTGGGAATAGTTTTGCTAGAAGGAAGTGGGAGTTAGAGCTTCATCAACATTATAGTAAAGAATACACACCTCAGGATGAGTTTGGTAGATTATTCTTTGGAGATTGGGATGATGATGAGTGGTGCAACTTTGATAATTACATGATTGGATGTCTTCAATTATATCTAAGAAAAGGATTGATTAGAAGTAAATTTGTAAACCTTAAGATTAGACAACTATCTGCTGAAACTTCTCACGATTTTATTGAGTGGTGTGGTTTACTTGATAGTGCTAATACTAATGACAAGTTAGTCCCTGGAATCAGAAATAATTTAAACGATTTGTATTTTGATTTTATAAATGAGTACCCAGATTATGGGCCTAAATCAAAGCTAACTATAAGTAGACAGAGGTTTTATAAATGGGTATATGCATATGCAGTATTTAAAACAGGTTTAAAACCTATTGAGGGTAAAAGTGAAATAGGCAAATGGATAGAAATGACAGAGAAAGATGAGACAGATGATCAAGAAGTTATACCATTTTGAAATTTAGAGATTACCAAGAAGATATTATAGATAAAGCTGTTGATGTACTCCAGGAGCATAGGTTTGTGTACCTTGCAATGGAGGTTAGAACAGGTAAAACTTTAACATCATTAGGTATAGCAGAAAAACTAGGTGTATCTAATATGCTATTTGTTACTAAGAAAAAAGCTATTAGCTCTATACAAGATGACTACAATAAACTAAAACCAAAGTTTCATATTAATGTAGTTAACTACGAGAGCCTACATAAGGTCACTGGCTTTTATGAGTCAATAGTACTGGATGAAGCTCATAGTATGGGAGCATATCCTAAACCTAGCAAGAGAGCTAAGCAAGTAAAACAAATTGTCAGAAAGCAAAACCCTTATGTGATACAGATGTCTGGAACTCCAACTCCAGAATCTTATAGCCAGATATACCATCAGGTTTACTTCTGTCCAATGAATCCATTTAGAAACTACATAAGCTTTTATAAATTCTCTAAAGTATATGTGGATGTGTTTGAGAAAAAAATAAATGCACTGACAATAAGAGACTACTCCAGAGGCAAGCAATCTATTATAGATGAGATGAAACCATATATGATTAGCTATTCACAGAAAGAAGCTGGCTTCAAAGTAAAGACCACAGAGAATGTACTGCATGTAAAGATGAGTGATCTAACATACAAGCTAACTAAGAAGCTAAAGAATGATTTGGTAATCGAAGGAAAGGATGAAGTCCTACTTGCTGACACTGCTGTTAAGCTTATGAGCAAGCTTCATCAGATGTATTCAGGGACTGTTAAGTTTGAGAGTGGAAATGCTCAGGTTATAGACACCTCAAAAGCTTCGTTTATACGAGAGAAATTTTCTAAAATGAAGATAGGAATATTTTATAAATTTAAAGCCGAATTAGATGCCTTAAAACAAGTCTACGGGGATGATTTGTGTACTACTTTAGAAGAGTTTGTTGATACAGATAAATCTATTGCTCTTCAGATCGTATCTGGAAGAGAAGGAATCAGTTTAAAACAGGCTAAATGTTTGGTATATTATAACATAGATTTTAGTGCGACAAGTTACTGGCAATCTAGAGATCGTATGACTACCAAAGATAGATTGGAGAATGATGTGTATTGGATTTTCTCAGAGGGTGGTATAGAAGACAAGATTTATGATGCAGTAATAAAGAAAAAAGACTACACACTATCTCATTTCAAAAAAGATTTATTAAGTTTATAGATATGAAAGAACAAACATTAATTCAAATTAAAAATAAAGTAGAGCAGTTAGAGATAACAGTGCAACAAATTATACAAGAGATGTATAACTTAAAAAGCTTGTCAGTAGGTACGCTGGAAACTATAAAGCGTATGCCAGATTATGATCAAGCTCTGGAGAAATTAAAAGAAGAATCAGAGAAACAAAAACAGGAAGCAGAGAAAAACAAAGAATAGTTTTTTAAATTTGTATAATGACCGAGCAACAGATTCAAAAAAAGAAAATAAACGAACTGGAAGACTTAGGTTATTATGTGATTAAATTAATTAAAACAAACAAGAACGGTATCCCTGACATCTTAGCCCTACATCCTACTAAAGGAATAGAATTTTATGAAATTAAAAACTCAAAAGGCAAAACATCTAAGCTACAGGAATACAGAATTAAAGAACTTAGAGAGTATGGATTTAAAGCCGAAGTCTACAGAGGGTGAGTACTACTACGAAATGGATGATGATTTTGTAGAAGCTCTAGAAAGCATCCCGTCTTTATATAGCGCAGCTATTCTTATGCAGCTAGATAATTTAGCTTATGATATATACATTCAAAACCTAAGTGAATTAAAATTAAAACATTATGGTACACTTGGTGGGGTTGTCCCCTTATCAAATCCATTATACTATAGTGTTCAATACATTAAAAAAAATGATCACCCATTATTTTATAAACTAAACTTTATAGATAGTGATGATTTTTTAGATTACATTAATTTAAACCAAGTAATAGATTACCACAAATGAAAATTAGAACAAACAAATCCCTAGAAATAATTAAAAATATAGTTGAGGTTAAATTCGAAACTAAAATAAATATTAAATCAAGAATACCTTATATAGTTTATGCTAGATATATATACTACAGACTTGCTAAAGACTTTACATTCTGTTCGCTAACTCAAATAGGAAGTTTAGTAAACAGAGATCATGCCACTGTACTGCATGGTTTAAAAAAGTTTGAAGATTTAGTCTTTACAAATGATAGAGAATATCTTGATCCATACCATGAGCTTAGAGAAGATCTTGTAGATAAACTAAAAGTTTTAGTATCAGAAGAAAAGTATTATACCATTGATGATTTGATAGAACAAAATAAAAAATTACTAGATCAATGTACAGTCTTGAAAGAGTTTATTGTTAATGGTTTGTTAAAGGAATACAAGGATTTTTTTGAGCTTGCTAAGAAAAATTATGGATATGATCCACATTATGCAAAAGAAAAATATGAAATATTAAATCGTAAATTGGAAAAAATTTTATAACTTTAATTAGATTGAATATAAATTATGGCATATTCTATTGATGACATAGACAAGATAATAGGATTTACGTCTTGGTCTAATCGAAAAAAAATAGATAAATTGTTAGAAATAGATGCAGATTTATATTGTAATCTAGGAAAGGAATCAACTAAAACCGACATTGAAAACGCTAAAAAACAATCCAGAAAAATATATAGAGCAATAAAGTCTATCGATAAGTATTGGGGAGGAATGATGTTAAGAGAAACACAATAGAAAAATGAACATCTCTCCGCTAGAACAGAAGCGTATTCGTAACATAAATTATATTATGGATGATCTTCATGACTCTGTAAATAATATATACGAACTGCTTGTTGACCAAGAATACTCAGAACTTAAAGGAGAGGTTTCAAAAATAGTTTCTAAACTAAAAACCATAACTGACTCCCTAGAAGATGACATATAAAGACTTTCGCCCTAGGTTAAAAGGCGATAAAAAAATAGCATACGATCACCTAACAAAAGATGAGCGCAGGATACTAGTGATAGGAGATTTACACACACCATTTGAACTTGACGGTTACCTAGAATTTTGTCAAGAGACTTATGCAAGATACCTTTGCAATCAAGTAATATTTATTGGAGATATAATAGACAACCATTATTCATCATACCACGAAACATCTAGTGACGCAATGGGTGGAGCTGATGAGTTAGAGTACGCAATAGAAGCAGTAGCTGGATGGAAAAAAGCTTTTCCAAAGGCAGATGTTATTATTGGAAACCACGACCGTATGGTTATGCGTAAAGCTCAGACCTCAGCAATACCTACAATGTGGATTAAATCCTACAACGAAGTACTTGGAACTAAATGGAACTGGGTAGAGAGAGTTGTCTATGATAATGTTCAATACATACACGGAGAAGGTGGAACAGCCAGAACAAAAGCTAAGAATGATATGATGTCTACAGTACAAGGACACATACACACGCAGGCTTATATTGAGTGGATGGTTGGAAGAAACTTTAGAATTTTTGGAATGCAAGTAGGTTGTGGTATAGATACTACATCATACGCAGCTGCCTACGCAAAGCATTTTAAAAAGCAAGCTATCGGATGTGGTGTAGTTCTGGGAGGGCACACTGCTATTAATTGTTTAATGGAATTATAATGAACCCTCAACTAAATTTTGCATTAGTATTTATTATCAACGCAGTATTATTGTATGCGTTGTTCTGGTATATATTTAATTAATTATCTTACAACAGGTGTAGAGCTTCCTCCTCCACCTCCTTGAGACTCATAATTTTCTTTATAGAATTTTTTTCTTTTAGCTCTTAAGAAATCTTTGTATAGAGGTATCATTTGTAGTTGACCTATAAGTTGAAGACCAATCACTTCTTCAAGTTCTTTTACAGCTCTATCTCTCGCTTCCTTAGTTTTTCTTGTTTTACTTCTATTATATAACTCTATAGCTCTCATAGCAGATTTATAATATTCAACATAAGGCCCTGTAAGAATAGGTATTATTTGTTTTTCTAATCCTTTATCAAGCCTGTCAAGAGTAATCAAACTGTAAACAATAGAATTATCATAAGAGTTATAAGGTTTGCCATCTCTTAATTCATCTAAATATTGTTTATTAAATTCTTCTATTGCTAGATTTACGGGAAGAGATGGAATGTTTCCTAGGTTTTGTCTGAACATCAATGTCAATACTGAACCTATAAGCTGTCTTTTTATTAATGAATCTAGTTCTTCATCTTCTTCTTCTGGTGCGCCAAAGATCTCTTCATCCATCAGATCAGCTAATAAACCATAAGCAATTACATACGAAGACATTCTGGCTAAAACTCCTGTAAGTAAAAAACCAGCTTGTCTTGGAGACATTTCTCCACTATTAACTAAAGCTCCTATAGCCATCCTCGCTGTAGCATATTCATTTAATGTAAAGTTTGCCATAAAAGAGTTTATTGTTCTATAATAATCTTTAACATCACCTCTCTTTACATTTTTAGCTATGGCATTAAATGGGTTTGCTGAAGTAGAAATGTTTATAACAGTTTTGTCTGCCTCAAACACAGCTTTATCAATAGCATTTTTATACTTTGAATCTTTTAAATATTTAGATTCTCCTTTTGATATTTCATTCAAATCTTTTACAGATATATCTATATCTTCTCCCAATTCTTTTTTAACATTTTGTTTAAATTGATCTGCAAATTTTGAAACCCATATAGGTCTTGATATTACCCTATCACCTCCTGACATTAAAAAATCAGATACAGACGCTACTTTATCATAAGTTAATTTTTTTGGAAGCCTACTTAATTTATCAAGTTTATTTAAAATAGGATTATATAAACTTCTCTGTTCTCTGCTTATGTTTAATATTCCATTTCTATCAGAATATTTAGAATCAGCTTGAAGTCTTCCTCCCATTTTATCAGTTTCACCAGAACCTAATTCAGTTAACAAATTAATGTAATTATTATTTGCTTCACTACCTGTTTTTAAAGAAAAAGAACCATACTTAGTTACAGCATCTCTTACTACTGATGGTTTTTCTGCTAATAACATAGCTGAGTTTCCAGCAAGTTCTGCGACAAATCTAGGAGCTGATCCTAATAATAATCTATAACCAATTCTTTTTGCTTCTGTAGCAATATTTGTTCCATAACCAGAAGGAACAAATGAACGCAAGTATGTTACTCTTAATAACTCTCTTAGTGTTTCTTCTAAACCAATTGTTGCCGCTACCTGACCCTCATTACCATTTTCATATTTTTTTAATAATCCTGCTGCTATTTTTTGTACTTTACTTACATCAGGAGACATATAGTAATCAAGATAAACTTCTTGCGTACCTCTTAATGAAGATAAAAAAGGGTCAAAGCTAACAGCTTTAACGCCTTCAGTTCTTTCTAATAAATTTTTACCTCTTAAAGATTCATTAGAAAAATCATTTGCTTTTTTTTCTATAATATCTATTTCTTCATTTCTTGTGCTTAACACTACACGGTGAGAATAATCATTTAACATTTCTAATTCAATACCTCTTCTCTCTGCAGCTTTTTGTGCAAAAGGCTCAAGCTTTTTATTTTCTTCTTGAAGAGTATTGTAAACCTTTTTTTGAGTTGGTGTTAAAGAATTGTAAACATTTTCAAAAGTTATTTCACCATTTTTTTGATATTGGTTTTTTAATTTTTCAAGCTCTTTTGCAGTTCTTTTGTTAACACCAGCCAGCCTGCCTGAATTAGCTAGCTTTATAGTAAAATCTAATAACTCAATTACAGGAGGAGTTACATTACTATCTGGATTTGATTCATGTATCTTTGCTTTTTGAGCAATAGCAATTTTAAATCCATTTATTTTTGCTTTATTTCTATCGCCTTTTGCTTCTCTTAATAATTGATCTTGTGCTTCTAAAATAATTTTTTCTTTTTGTTTGAATCTATCTGCATATTGTTGATATGATTTTACAAGGGGTAAAAATAATTTTCTATAAAACAAAGTACTGTTTTCGTTACCTAAAATAAAATCTATTTTAGTAGTAGGTATACTACGAAGCTGTTCCTGTATCACATTAATTACACCTTTTCCTTTTGCTAAAGTATTTTTAATATATGCATAAGCGTTACCAAAATTTAATCTTAATATTTTAGAAGTAATTTTATTTACAGGTTTTGATAATTCATTTATATCATCCTGAATAGATTTTATTTCCTCTGGTGATTCTTTTTTCTTTACTACTTTTTCCTTTTCTACAATAGGTTTTTCTTCTGCTTTTCTTTCAGCTTCAAATATAGATTTCTCTGCAACTTCAGCTATTAGTTCTGGAGATGATGCTAATTTTATGTTACCTTCAGTAGGAGTGATACCTGTGGTTTCTTCAAATTTATTCTCAAGATCTTTTTGCAGCTGTGTTAATTTACTTAAAAATTCTTGATTATATTTAGTAACATTAGGATACAATTTAATAAAATCAGTAACATCTGCTTCACTGTGATCAATTTTTAAATCATCAGAAACTTCCTCAAGATAACCTTCCCTAATATTATCACCAGTCTCACTAACCCATGTTTCTTTAAAACCTTTTCCTAATTCAGATATTTTAGTTCCTAATCTTTCTTCAATTGATTCAGGAGTAAATTTTTTATTTTTAGTAAACATAGAAGGTAAACCAGATTCTTTAGAATTTTTTAACTCTTGTTTTTGATTTTTCTTTTTCTCTTTTATAAACTGTATTTCTTTAGCAATTTGTGAGGGGTTGTTACTTTCTCTAGCAATTTTTTCAGATACTTCAAGTTCTGACATTCCTTTATCAAGCTGAGCATCTTCTCCTTTAGTTACATCAATTTCACCAGATTGCATAATAAGTTTCTCAGCATTTCTTCTACCTTGAGCAGAAACTTCTTTCCCATCTTTTTTAATACTTTTTATTTTATTATCCTCAGTAATTATAACTTCAAAGTTTCCAATCTTTCTTACTTTATCAGTAGGCGCAGCTTCAATAGGAGCTTCTACAACTTCTTCTATAACTTTAGTTCTAAACTCTTCAAGCACAGGTTGACCTTCTCCGTAATCAAAACTTTTAGGATTTTGTATTGTTTCCTGTGCTTCTTTTTTTGTTTTAACAGCAACTATTTTTCCTGTTTTAATATTCTCTACATAGTATTTACCATTACCATCTTCATCTATTTCCAGACCTGCTTTTTGATTTCTGTTATCAATAATCTCAAAATCTTTTTTAGCTTCTATAGGATTTTCTGGAAGAGTGTATGTTTCTTCTACTTGTTCAGTTTCTACAAAAGGTTCTAATGTTACACTACCAGTTATCGTATCCTGAGTTCCATCTGGCCTAGTATAGGTTACTGTAACATCTGCTGCTGCTCCACTTTCTGATTCTCTTATTTCTGTAACCTCATAATTTACCGTTACTCCTTCTGCAAAGTCATCTTCAAAAGTTTCTTTATCTTCTTTGGAAATCTGATACCCTCTTTTTTCTAATGCTTTTTCTGACACTTTACCTTTGGCTCTTTGGGATTTATCTTTATCACTTTTATTAAAGAAAAACTTAGTAGTAGTAACCCCATCCTTTTCTGTCACCTGTGCAATTTTAGTAAACACTCTGCCTTTGTTTTCTGAGTGTTCCCCCTCCTCTAGTGTTTCATTTTCTAATAAATTTTCCTGGGTAAGAGCGGGTTCTACCTGGCTCTCCTTAGTCTCAACCTCAGGCGTGACTTCTTCGGCTGGTTTTGCTTCTGGTTCGACTGGCTCGGGTGTAACCTTTCCGGTAACTGGCTGTTGTTGGATGTCTCTCTCTCCCACTGCTTCGCTATCTGGGGCAGGTTTTTGTACATCCACCTTCTCTGGGCTTGGCTTTTGAATGGCATCTGTAATTTGTTTTATTTTTTGTTTTGTTTCTATAGCATTATCTTCTCCCACCTGAGATTCGCTACTTTTTTCATTATCTAATTCTAATTGTAAATCAACTAAATTATTTAACTGCTCATCAGTTATATTTTCTCTTTGCTCAGGAGTTAATCCATTTTTAACATTTCTTACTGTTATAGCTTTTTTTACTGCAGCTTGTACTTCTGCATCAAAACTTTCGTCATTCTTAATAGTAATCTCAGTTTTTAATAAAGCTTCAGGATCCCCTTCAAGCATATCCATAACATCTACTTTATTTACCCTTTCGCCATCTATACTATAAACAGCATTTTGAAATGTAGGTATAACACTTTCAGGAGCTAATACTTCACCAAAAGCTTCGAAACCCACTTCAGCTACATCCATTTCTTGACCTGCTGCAGCTCTACCCGCAACTTCACCTAAACCTCCTCCAACAAATTCAGTACCTTTTCTTAATGCAGTTTGTGGTGATGGTAAATATTTTAATCTTTTTATATTTCTACCAGCTCTTGCTAACTGGTTAGCAACACCATAAGTTATAGCATTTACTGTTGCAATTGAATACCCTCTTGCTTTTGTTCTTGATTTAATTCTTTTAAAAGCTTCATCATCATTTAATACCGCAGCAATACCTTCGTCATCAAATTTTAAATCAGGGTTTTTTTCTATTTCCTCTTGTAAAAATTCTGTAAAAGCAAGCCCTGCTTCTAATGTGTTAGTGAGACCTGCAATAGCTCCATACTGCGCACCTTTTGTTAAACCTGCTAAACCTACTAACGGGCCGCCTACTGATAATCCACCAGCTCCTCCTACAATCCCACCTCCTACACCTCCTTTTATAGCTCCAAAAGCAACTTGGGGATTTAACATACTTGCTACAGATTGAGCAACAACTCCAGTTAAAACAGATGGATTATTTAATGCGCCTTTTACAAATCCCAGCCATGACCTGTCATTTTCTTCATAAATTTTTTGAAAATTTCGCATTTCATCTGTAATAGGTATAGACTGCATTTTATTTACAACATCAACATATCTGTCTATATCTTCAGGAGTAGCCTTAGAGCCTTTTCTTTGTAATTTAAGAGCTTGTTTAAGACTTGCGCCTTGAGCAAAACCTCTTCTAATATCTAGAATTGTATCATCTAATAAATCAAAAAACATTCCTTTACCAAAGTTTCCTTCAAAAAAACCAAGGGGTTCTTGATAAACTTCAGGTTCTGGTAAATCCAATGTGCCAGTTTCCAATCCTGATACCGTAGGAATTTCTGATAAATCTTTTTTTTTTAAAGAATATTTTTCAACAAAACTATTTTTATCCTTTGAGTATAACCCATCTCTTGTTACAACATTATATACTTTATCAACATATTCTGGATTTGAAAATTGTAATTGAAAATCATCAAATGATTTTGAATAGTATCCATCTCTAATTAAAACGTCATAAAGTTTTTTGATTTCATCCATACTAGTCTAATTCAAGAGTTTCTGTTTCTTCTGAAACAACAGTTTCTTCAGATAAAGGTTGTTTAAACTTACCTGTTTGGTAAGCATTGTTTATAAATTGTGGGGCAGTATAATTTATAATAAACGCTTCTAATAAAGCATTTAAAGTTTCACCGCTTTTTATATTTTCTATAGAATAAATTTCCTCTTGAGGTGTTTTTAATTCTTTTCCTGAAGCATCGTAAGCTGGTGTTGTAAATCTAATTACATCACCATCTCTTTCAATGGTAGTTGCAAATCCTGCTCCATATCTATTTAATAATTCAAGAGTTGCGTCAATAGCATTTTTATATTTTTTACTTTCTCTCAAACCTGTAAAATTATTTTTATATAAATCTACTACAGCAGGGCCAATGGTTTTTTGTATATCTGCATTTAATTGAGGTTGAAGGTTTGATGTATCAATATCTCTAGCTCTTGCTTCATTTACTTTTACTTTACCAAGTTCTACTTGATTTTGTAAGTTTTCTATTTGTAATCTTTCTATCTCAAGTTCGTTTTCAGTTTTAGCTTTTGGTTCTAAAATTGTCTCAGGTATAGCAGATTTTATATCCTCAACTAAAATATCTTTAGCTTTAGATTTGTCATAGTCATAGGTATTATTTTTTATATCATAATATATAAAACCATCTTTGCCTTTTAAACTTTCATCTTGAGTATACTTATATCCGTTCTGAGATAAAATACTTAATATCTCTGGTTCACCTCCTAGTAAACTTTCAGCAATTGAATCAATGGTTTTAGCTGCTTGTTCGCTATTAATTTCAGCACCTAATATTGTTATTACTTCTTTTCCTGTAGAATCTCTATATTTCTTAGTGCCTTTTCCTTCAATTATTTGATTAACTTTTTGCTTGTAGTTATAAGATTTTTCTTGTAATGAAGATAAATATCCTAATTGTGTTACATCAATAATTTCATTTGTAGGATTTCCTTCTGCATCTGTTTTAACAAGTATAAGCTCATCAGTTGCAGGATCTATTATAGCTTTTGTGTTTTTAAAGTTAAGCATATCCTGAGCCAAAGCTAATTGAAAAGCCATTCTATCAGAGCCTTTATTGTTAGGGTCTTGTGATTGAATTAGCTTCATATTTTCATTTAACTTTTGATTAAAATTATTTGCATATAAAAAGAAATTTTCTGTACTGCTTTTTAAATTAGCTCTACGATTGTAGTATTCTTGTTCAGTAATTTCACCACTTTTTAATTTGTTAAGATTTGTTAGGGCTGATTGAGAAGCTTGCGTGGAGTATGACGCAATAACATCATTTAAATCTGTATTATATCCGACAGGCCTATTAATTAATTCTTTAGATAAATCATCATATTGCTTCTGTATATCCTCTCTTTTGCTTTGTCTCTCTGCTTCATCAGCAGCTAACCTGTCATTAAAACTTTTAGATATTTCTGCCCAGTTAATACTTAAGGGCTGTTTATCTCTTACATAACCAAACTTTGTAGCCATAATATTTTAATCTTCTTTGTCTTTCTTAAACAAAGGTGTAAAAGCTTTAAATAAATCTGCAGATGTTTGTGCTACACCTTGCACGCCAGCTAATCTAGATGCAGCTTCTTGTGCTCTTAGATCTGCTAAATATTCTTGTTGACCTGCAACTTCTCCCATTTTTAACCCAAGTCTTCCTTGTTGTAGAGCCATTAATTCTTCTGCCTGAGCTTTTTCTAGTTGAAACTGTCTTTCCTCAAGATCAGCTCTTTGTTTTGCAAGAGCTTCTTGTTGTAAAGCTACTACTCTACCTACTCCACCTGCAGCTCCTCTAGCTTCACCTTCAGTTAAAGCTTGTATTGCTTGAGCTCCTGCCTGTGCAATCCCTTCTCTTTCAAGCTCATAAGCTCCAAGAGGTATGCTTACACCAGACATATATTGTTCTTGTAGTATACGACCAGCTTCCTCAAATGCTTTATCTGCTTCAAGTTGAGCTTCAACTTGTAACTCTCGTTGTTTTTTTGCGTCTGCAAAACTCATTATACTACCCGCCACACCCATTGCTAAACCTAAAGGCCCTGAAACAGCAGCAAATGCGTTGCCTAATCCTTGTAAAAAATTACCTGTAGATGAGGGTGTTGTTGTAGGAGCCGAAGATCTATTCATTAGTTGATTCTGCAAAGTTTGACCTACTGCTGCTTTAGAAGGAGCTGTTATTGATGGTGTATAAATTCCTCCACTTTGTGGTGCATTTGCGGTTTCTGCTGTTCCTAGTCCCATATTATAATACTTTAATTAATTCAGTTGTTATACTACCTTTTTGAAAACCTTTGCCTACAAATCTTTTAATTAAACTTTTATTGTCATTTGTAGCAAATATATATTTCATATTTAAATTTTTGCTTGTTAATATTAATGTATCCAATAATAAATTCAAAGCTTTATCTTTGTTTTTATAGTTCTTATCTGATATTATCCACTCAACCCAAGCAACTTTAGAGTTTGAAATGTACAAAAAACCAGCGCAAACTGGTTTAATATCATCTAAAACCATTAATCCACCTTCTCCGTTTTCTGGTAGAAAATCTTTAGCTGGAGCTTTCCAACCCCAATCTTTCCACCAACCTACCAATACCTCTTCATAATCAGATGGATTTAATTTTCGTATATTAAATTCCATTCTATGCAAAGATACTAATTTTACGGATAGCTTTTCATGATTTCCGATTCAACGGCAAATAATTCAGTTGATTGCGTGCTTTTGTTTGTAAGGGTAAATATACCATAGTGACCAAGTAAACCATTAGATTCTGCTTCAGCACTTTTAATAAATAAGATATAAGGATCTGCTACTGTAATAGGCTGTGCTCCTGATACGGATGCGTCAACTGTAATTCTGTTTATACCTGCTGGAAGATTTACTTCAATGTTTGTAATCTGACCTGCTAATTCTACTGTGGTATATGAAGGAACAGAGAAATATAAATAGTCTCCTACTGACACCTCACTACCTATACTAACTAGAGGCGTGATTGAAAAGTTTACTGTCAAGGTAGTGGTGACTAAACTCCAAGATAATGCTTTACCTATACCATTTACTGATCTCATGGCATACTCACCTGTTAATGCAGGTATCTCTCCTCTTTGTCTAATAAATGCAAAGAATGCGTTTTCTTTTTTCTCAAACCATTCTGAATCTATATACCCATTAGTTTGTATATCTGTTTCCATTGTAACATCCCAAGCTTGATCTGATTCTAAATTAATTGTTTTAAATAGTTTGTTTTCAAGAGGTCTCTCATTAAACACTGTAGTTATATATGAGTTGTATTGAGTTCCATAAAAATTATTTCTTGATAGATCACTATTATGTTGATATAAATTACCACCACTAAATGAATAAAAGTATTGATTCATACCAATCATAATCTCAGGTATGAAAGAATAAAAAGATGGCCAACCTTGAGCTGCTTGAGAATAAGTTAATGTATACTCTGTAGTTACTGGCGAAGGTATAGGTGGAACTATACTCGCAGGAACTGGAGTTGGAGTAGGTATAGGAGTTGGAGTAGGTATAGGAGTTGGAGTTGGAGTTGGAGTTGGAGTTGGACTCGGTGCAGGACTTGGTGTCGGTGCAACCGGAGTTGGTGGACTAGGTGGAGGTAGTGGGCTAGGATCGGCATAACCACAAGTAGTATTACAAGATTCTGCCGGTTCTTTTCTATATGAAGAACCTGATATAGAAGTTTTACCTATATTGTAGGGGTAACCTAAACATACTTCTCGCTCATCTTCCTCTGGAATTGTTACTGATCTTTTAACACCATCACAACAAAGTATATTCCAAGAACACTCACCACCATCTGCTCCTACTGGACAAACTATTACATAGGTTAAACAATCCATAAATCAATTAATATTGTACAAATTTACAAATTAAAAAGTTAAGTGTTTTAATTTGCCATCCATTCCTTAACTAAAGCATAAAAAGAATTATTTGGATATTCTGCTATATTATGATTAGGAAATGTAGCTTTATTAAACTGAGAATCAACACTATAGTGAGCGAAGTAATGATCGTGTTCATCAAACTGATTAAAACTAGGTATATAAGTATTATTCTGCCCTATCATTTTAATTCTATTATTATGACAAGCAATAGAAAATGCAGTCATACAAGCCCACCATTTCCAGTTTACTTCTGAGTCTGATTCTATAATTTGTTCTGCTATAGATATAACATCATCAATGATAAGTTTTAAAGTTTTATTCTTTACAAGTATAGGAACAAAACCACCGTTCATAAACTTACCAGATTCATGAGTTAAATACTTTTTAATTTTATTATAGTTTTTCTTTGACTCATCTGCTATAAACATATGCCATTCTTCATAGCCATCATAGCATATAACATTACTATCACCTGGCATTATATGATTATATTTTTTTAGTGAAACAATATCCATATCACACAAGACTATTGTGTCCTCATCATCATATAAATCAAGCAGTGGTTTTATAGAAGAGAATACATTTATAACTACACAGTTTTCGTTTCGACAAGTTACATAATCCCATATTGGAGGTGACATATAATAAGGTAATCCTTTTAAATCCCAATCAACATTATTATATACAGGACTAAATGTATTGTTTTGTTTTACTACAGTTACAAGACTATTATTATATGATTGTAAACCATAAGCTTTTTTTTGACAATACGCCCAGAAGTTAGCCATCCATCTGTATCTATCATCTACTATTGCACTGGGAATAAATCGTATCATTTTTTTCTAAATGTATGAAATTTAAAATGGTCTTTATGTAAATGAATATTAAGAGGCTTGTCTTCTTTTACAAAATAGTAATCTAATTTTTTGTCTAATGTTTCAAATGAATTATTAAAATTAAATATAACCTCATCATCTAAACCATATAGATTGCATTTAAAATTTAAATAAGATGATCTATAATATAAATCATTAATAAAATATTCGTTAGGGTGTGATTTTAATATTTCTACATTTTCATCTTTGAACTCATCATAAAAAAACCACTCCATATATTTTTTAATTTCATGCATATACTGATCTAAAGATTGTATTCTTTCAAACTTTTTCCAAAGTGACTTCTTTAAATAAAAACAACTGCTAAATAAAGACATATTATCTGGAGGATATTTAAAGAATATACCTTCTCTGTTAGGATATTTTTCTACTAGTTCTTTTACATCTTTTTTAAGTTGCCAATCATAATGTATACTAAATACACCATCACCTTCAACTAGTCTATAACCTTTGTTGAATTGATCTATGATTGCAAATGGAGCAAAGCTATCGTAAGGTGTAAATGTATCTACCTTTTCATAATTGGTTTGACACACATGATACAAATCATATTTACTCCACTCTTGAGGCTTTACTATAGCATTATCTTCTACCCATACAAAACCATCAGCTTCTTTAAATGCTTCGTAGTTAAAAAAATGATCAACGACTATGGCTTTATATCCAAATCTTTTTATTGATTCAATACATTGTAAAAGTAAATTTAATCTGGTAGGATTATCAGAGTGAGCAGTAATTAGAAAGTTGAAATTGTTCATTTAATCTATCAACCATCTTTTATTTTCTACAGTCCAGTTTACAGTTTGTTTTAGTTTATCATAAACTTCACTAGGTGTCCATCCAATACTTTTCATTTTATCACCACATAAAGCATAACGTAAATCATGCCCTGGTCTTGATGAATGAAAGTCTATAATTTCATATTTTAATTTTTTCTTTAACACTGCTGATATATATAATGCTAATGATAAATTATCTATTTCTTCTGAACCTACAATATTATACTTAGGACACTTAATTCCTGTTTCATCAGGCACAGATGGTGTGTCATTATTTAGTAAAAACAATAAAGCACTAGCTACATCTTTAGCGTGTATGTAGTGTCTGCTACCGGCTTCTGTTTTTTCTTTGTTACCGTGTATCCAAATCTTTTCACCTTTTAACACTTTATTAATACACATTGGTATAAACTTTTCGGGATGTTGTCTTTCGCCAAAGACATTCATAGTATGGGTTATTATGTTTGGCATTTGATAAGTGTTTTCAAAAGCCACAACTAACTCTTCTGCCCCAGCTTTAGATGCGCTATATGGATTAGTAGAATTATATCTATCATTCTCCTTATACTTAACTTCTCCTGGAGCTGGGCCAAATACTTCATCCGTACTAAAATAAACAAACTTATCTAGCATATCTAATGTTTTAGCATACTCTAATATGTTTGCTGTCCCAACCACATTATCAAGAACAAACTCCATTGGATAGTCAATACTTCTATCTACGTGAGATCCTGCAGCTAAATGAGCTACATAATTTACCTTACCAATAGAAGAAGTAATCTGAGGATTAAGAGGAGCTTTTAAATCGTGATGTATAACTTTAACTCTTTTCTTATCTTTTCTACTACCTACTACTTCTTGCAGTCTATTTAGATTACCACTAAAATCTAATCTATCTAGACTAACTATATTCCAGTCAGTATTATCCAGTATTTCTTCTATAACGTGATGAGCTATAAAACCAGCGCCACCTGTTACAAGTATTGTTTTACTCATGGTTTATACTCCCAGTCTTTTAATTTATAATGCACATAAAAGTTCCTAAAGAATGTTCCTCCAAAAGGTTCTACTCTTCCGTGTTCACATTTAGCAGATTCATACAGTATCATATCTCCTGGTTGTGCATATACTTTATACCATTCACCATCATGACCCTGAATATCTAGTGGCCAATCATCAGCGTTTGGTTTATTTGAACAACCGCAAGCTAAGTCTTTATCTACAATTATAATTGACGATATATGATGGGTTGCTATTCTATCGGTATGAGGTGTTAAAGTTGCATTTTTAGTATATGATCTTATACCATATACAAAAGATGGCTCAAGGTTTTCTTTTGAAAACTCTTCGTGTATACCAATCAACTCATTATGAATATAAGATCTTATATTAGGAGCGTGGTCAAAAGATAATATATCACTACCACCACCTACTATAAATTGTTCTTTGCCTTCGAAGTTTTCTTCTACAAGTTTTTCTTTCAATAAGTTATATGCATCCTGAATAACTCCCCACACATTTGCAGGACATTTTTGTAATGCAAAACCTTGTTCAGTAAACTTGGGAAAATCATCTTTGCTTGAAAATGTTTTAGCTGATGACTCAATTACCTCAGTGGTTTTAATTAACTCTGATGCTTTAACAATATATGATTGTGGCTCTTCTACTACTACAGCATCTTCAATATCTTCTTTGGCAGATTGCTCATAAAGATTTTGATCAGCTGCTCCATCCCAAACTTTCTCTCTCCACCAAGAAGTTATAATATATTTTTTACCACTGTCAACTGATACACCTTCGTGCATATATTGATTCTGTACTTCACCATCTACCATATTATACCACCATAAACCTTTCCCTGTTTCAGGCTCTATTGTTTTTTTCAATGTTGGAAAGTGTGTTCCTCCGCCCTCAAAATCATCATTTAAATAAATCATAAATGTATGCGTTCTATTACCTGAAGCTTTGCAATGTTTATCGTATGCAATACCACTAAAGAAATCTTGGTGTGGTTTAAAAAACTGACCAACTTCGTATAGTTGTCCTTGAAGTGACTCACCATATTTTATATCTAAACCAAGGTGTTCAGATATTTTTTTATGTACTTTTAAAACAAGTGGGTTTTCGTTACTAAGATTACAAGTGCTTGATGTTCTTACTTCTGATACTGCTGATCTATCAGTTCCACCTTCCACAACTTGTGATCTTTGGTGGTCGGCATCTATTAATTTTATTAATTCTTGACACTCTTCTTGAGTCAAAAAATCTTTTATTTCCTCCATTATATTAAATTAAATTTTAATAAAGTTAAAAATTATATTTAAAGGGTGCAAATATTATTTTATGGACATCCTTGACAAGATGTAGTAAATGCTGATCCATTCCAGAATCTAACATTACCCCCTACAGTAACATATACTGCTGATGCATATAAGCTTGAACATCCTGCTGTTGTTCCATAGTATGCTGTTGCTGAACAGAAACTTCCGCTATTATAGTAATGAGTTTCAACTCTTGTTGAACTACAAGCATCTGCCGCAGATATTGAGCTTCTACTTCCCGTTAATCCTATACAACTTGGGCTAGGCGCTACTGGAGTAGGTGTAGGTATCGGCACAGGCACTGGAGTAGGCACAGGCACTGGAGTAGGTGTCGGCGGAGTAGGTGTCGGCGGCGTAGGTGTCGGCACTGGAGTAGGCACAGGCACAGGCACAGGCACAGGCACTGGTACTGGTACAGGTACTGGCGTAGGCGTTGGAGGATTCTGACAATCTATACAGCTCGTAAATAAATTATAACTATTTATATTTCCATCAGCTCCTGTTCCACTACTATTTACATATTCATAACATAATATACCGTCATCAATAACCCATATACTAGAAATTGGACTAGAATCAAATACTTGTAACACTGCTCCTGTTGGATCACCACATTCAACAAATGTAGCGTAATAAGTCGATGCTACCGGAACAGGTGTTGGTGCTACCGGAGTCGGCGTAGGCGTAGGCGTCGGTGTAGGCGTAGGCGTAGGCGTAGGCCCTGGTGTTGGAGGAGTTGGAGTCGGTGTGGGTGTAGGCGCAGTAGGCGTCGGTGTAGGCGCTGTAGGTGTTGGAGGAGTCGGAGGTGTAGGCGCTACACATCCACTTAATCCACCACAATTACTACTAGTAAAATACCAGTTACCTTGACAGTTATGGAAACCAATGTTAACAGCTGTAATCTCATAACATTGAGTGGTGTCAAAAGTTGGACAACCACCAGTTGATCCACCAGAACTAAACTGAATACCTAATCCTGTTGTTAATCCTGATGCTCCTATAACTTCTACATGATAAGTTGGAGAAGCAGTACCACATCTAACAACTGAAATTTCTTGAGTTGGCGCAACCGGTGTCGGTGGCGATGGTGGTGTTGGAGGCGTAGGTGGGAATGGAGGTGTCGGTATAGGCGCTACAGGGTTTGGTGTTGGAGGATTACAATTCACAACAGTTTGAACAACCCCTGTTGCTAATATTAATAATGCGTAATCAGCTCCTAATAATCCTTGAGTATTTGATACTCCATACCATAATGTACCACCATTAAATACAGTTGATAATGATGAGTTTGCATACATTATATCTCCTGCTTGTATTAATGAAACATCAGCTCTTGTTGTAAATATAGCATAGTCAGTTCTTTTTGGACAAGCCGTTGAATCAGATCCATCACCACTACCTGCTATAGCAGTACTCCAAGTGTTTGGACTTTCACAATCATAACAATTATTAAATGTTGTTAATCCTGCTATATCTACTGTCGATGTTGTACTTGTTGTAACACCGCTTGAGAAACATAAATCATTTCCACCTATATTGTATTGTATTACACTTGGCCAAGTACTTCCTGCAAAGTTTCTAAATATTTGAGTTAAACTTGTGTGACATTCTGTATATTCTCTGTATTCATAAGTAACAGGACAATTTGTACTTCCACAACTACTTTCTATTGCATCAACTGAAACGACTGAATCATAGCTTGATGCCGATGCGTCTATAATTTCCCAACATTTAGTTCCTGTAAACTCAGGATTAGGGAAGAAAGCTGAGCCAGTAATTTTTACAGCAGTCCCACTTGATAAAGTAGGTGATGTTAATACCCCTCCTTGTAATCTTACAAGGTATGTTGTTCCTGTTGTGTAACATTCTCTAATTTCTACATCTTGGAATGTTGCAGTTGGAGTTGGTGCAGTAGGCGCAGTAGGCGCTCCTGGACATCCTGTTTGACCACTAATAATTTGTATGTTTGAACAAACTGTTCCACCAGGACTCACTAAACCAGCGTCACCACTATAATAATAATAAACACCTGTAGTACCATCAATATATCTCTGATTAGGAGCAGGCTGTGCAGCTGCTTGATAGTAACAGAATTGAGCTGTTCCAACACAAGGGTTTAATCTATAGTATAAAGCTGTAGGAGTAGGTGCTGTTGGAGCAACTGGCGCAACTGGAGTTGGTGCTACCGGAACAGGTGTTGGGGTAGGAGCAACTGGAGTTGGCGGAGTTGGCGGAGTTGGCGGAGTTGGAATAGGAACTGGCGCTGGCACAGGAGTTGGAATAGGAACTGGCACAGGAGTTGGTGCTATTGGAGTAGGTGGAGTTGGTGCTACTGGTGTAGGTGCTGTTGGAGCAACTGGCGCAGTAGGAGGTGTTGGTGATAAAGTTCCTGTGTAATCCCAGATTAAATACAGTTTATTACCTGTTGTTGCAGGCATTGTAAAGTCTGAGTAATATTTTGTTGGAGCAAAAGTTCCATTTGTTGGTATAGTAGCAGCGGCTGCTAATAAACTAGTAATATCAACTATGTTGTTGTCATAGAATGTGTTTGTTCTTAAATAACCAAATCTATCTGTAGCAGGATTAAATACAAAATCATCAAATCCGATTTTGTTTGAGTACATTGTAACCGTAGCGTAATCAGGTGGTATTAAACCAGTGCCTTGACTTCCTACTTTTACAGTATATTGTGACACAATAAATGTAGTAGTTCCTGATCCAAATGTAACTAAATCTGATTGTGTAGCTGATGTAGTTGTTCCGTCAGTCCAGTCAAATTCATTGTGTATAAATTTTCCTGCGTCTGCTGGTTCAGTAACACATACACTATAAATAGTTAGCTCTTCTGCAGATGGACATCCAACTGTAATTTCTATTGTATCATTAGCTGAAGAATCTTGTGTAACAATAACTGTAGCTTGTGTTTGAGAAGGCACATCTTTTGCAAATGTAATTGATCCAGATTGGTTTACTGATCCTGATGTATATATAATACCATTGTATATAACCTGAACAGTGTAAAAAGTAGTAGATAGATTTCCTTCTGTAATTAATTGAACTCCTGATTCTGAAACCATAGCATCAGCTAATTCAGTGTTTATATCTAATTCACCTTCTCTTGGTATTACATAATCAACTGTTACTGTGCCTACAGCTTGCGTAACATCAACACAATAAATAAACTCAGCTCCTGCTGGAACTGTAATGTTTTTAGAAACACCACAAGCTAGACATACTGCTACTTCAGGTTTTAATATTGTATTAGAGGTAAGTACATACTCATTCATGTATGGATCATAACCTCCTAATTTTTGTGTAGTAAATGCAGAAGTAAATAAATCTCTAAACCAGCTTCTCATACCTGCTTCAGATATTATTCTAAGTTGTTCATCAGATGCAGAACTACCAATTAATTCTACAACTGCACTTCTTTTTACATCTGTAAAGTATTTATTTTGCCCCCATACTGCAAAACTTTCTGGGTTATTACTTATACCATACTCTTCTATTCTAGCGACTTGTTGACCTAATACTTCTGGAACAGATGTTAATTGGTTTGCACCGCCTGCGTCTGTCAGTATATTTTTACCTGCTAATACATAAGATATTTTATCTTCTTGTAGAGTAAGAATATCTGTTTTTCTTCCATATAATATTTCAATATCTCCATAAGAATCTTCTAATGGTTTAAAGTTTAATAAACCAAGGTTAAATTCGTTAAGTTTATTTACGTTAGTTTCATCATTATAAACACCACTATATGTTAAATCAGCAAATCTATGTGATTCTTTGTATTCTACATTAGATGTTGTAAATACTCTGTTACCTAAATTGATTGCTTTACCTGAAATAGAGTCTCTTATTTTATAACTCTCAACACCATTACCAAAAGCATAACAGTTAAAGAAACCTGTATTAACAATACCAGGTTGAGATGTTGCAATATCTTGATTTATTACATTACCATCATGATTACCAACAGAATCAATACCAAAAGATAAATTATTTTCATACCACACATCTGGTAAAGCTTCTTCTGGTTCAGTTTCAAATACAATAAATGTATCTCTTCTATAAACTGTAAATGATACTTTTACCAGTGATCTTTGATTTGATCCTCCACCACATGCTGCTGTTCCGCTAACTAATAAATAATAACTGTTATCGTTTCCGTCTTGATAAAATCTATAATAGTTGTTTAGAAGTAAATCACTGCTAGTAGTAGGGCTGTTAGTTTCACCACCAAACATTGTAAACATTGCAGCATCACCAATATTATTCCCTGCATATCCATTTGATTCAGGTGTCCCTGTTGGTGAACCAGGTACTAAGTTTGGAATTACTACATTTCCTACAGGGTCTGATGGATCGCCAGAAACAGTAGTAGCATTGTTTTCAATAACATAAGCTACATTATCACTAACAAACCAATCATACATATCATTGAAACTATCGCTTGCAATAAATGTTTCTTCTAATACACTTGTTCTTTGTTCACATAAACTACCTGTTCCATTTCTTACTTGCTCAATCTTCATTACAATTCTTGATCCTACAGGTACATCATAATTCGTGTTTATACCACCACTTGTTGTAAAGAAAGGATTTGCTGCCACTGGATTTTCGTCAGCATTATCAGCAGTTTGTTCAAATGTTCCTAAGTTAATTACATCATCTGTTCCTTCTATAGTTGAAAAATCTTCAGCACTCATTTTCATATAAGTACCTCCAGGAACTGGATTACCACTTGTAGGTGTTATAAAGTCAGGAGCTTGTGATTTTTTTTCTAATACAGTTGCGTATACACAAGACTGCATAGGGCCATTAGCATCTCTCTTTACTATTAATCTATCCCCTTCTTCTACTTTAGAAACATTATCACCTTCTAATAATAAATAAGTATTTAATGAGTTTGGATCATTTATAAATATACTTGAGTATATAGTTTCATAATTTTCTCTATCTGGTTTAATAACAAACTTATATCTAGTTGCCCAGCTTGGAGCTCTTTGTGTAATAGGTATAGTAACTTGTATTTCATTCTTTGATGTAGAAGCTGAACAAGGAATGTTAACTGTATTAGTGTCACTTACTAAAGCTGTTGAAGCTCTATTGTATGCATCCATATATACTATACCAATTTCATAACCTCTGTTTGAATGTAAACTTTGTGTATCTGATATATCTTGAATTGAAGCTGAAGCTTCTGTAATTTGATAATACTGTATAATTGTGTTAGTACCAACTCCTGTTTCTTCGTACTGAGCAGCTGGTATAACTAATTGTAATACATTATTAGGGCCAGATGTAGCAATAGGCTCTCCTTTTGCTGGAGGTGTTGCTGTACTAGCTGAAATACCTGTTTGATAAACATCATATTGTGGGCTAGTAGTTCCAAGTTGAGCAAGCAATGAAGCATTAAACTGATCTGTCATTGTAGAACCATTTCCAGCTTGAGCATTAGCTACAGTTTGAATAGAAGTAGCAGTACCTATTCTTGCTTTAAAATCAGCATTTGCGACTAAATCTAATATAGGTGTAGCAGATTGATAATAATCTTGAGTTAAAACATAAGAAAAACTTATTGTCGTACTACCTTGATCTGTATTAGGTAAACCACCTCCACTTGAATCAAATGCAGAATCAAACTCAAATCTAAATAAAAAATTAATTTGAGCCCCCTGTTTTAACTTATCTGTATTACCATTAAAGTCTACCTGTAATCTGTTATTAACACCAGGATATGTATTACCAAAAGCTTGATATTGAGAATTAGCAAAAGTTGTTGTTAAGTCTGTTAAATCTACAGACGTAGAATTTAATGTTGTTGAAAAATCAATGTTAACATCAGTATTATTAATATCAATTAAATTATATCCTTCTACATAGTTACCATAAACTAGTCTATTGTTCATTACAGTTTGAGCTTTAGCTAGCTTTGGAACATTGTCATATAATCTTAATATTTCATATTCAGGAAGAACAGTAAATATTTTGCTATTTGTAAATGTAAAAGTGTAATTAACATTATTTGCTAAACCATTTTTAGCTTTATCAATTCTTTCTATAACTTTAATAGTAGGATCAGTGGCTTCTTTAAATAATAAATCAATACCTGTAACTAAAGAACTTCCAGAATTATAAGTTATAGTAACTCCGTTACTATTATTAATCATTCCTTCATTTAAAAAACTATTTGCAGAAAATTGAAATGATTGAGGGAAAAAAGCTGCTTCAGAAAACTGTGATATAGCAGAATATTCTCCGTTGGCATATTTATATCTGTATGCAAAACAAATAAAGTTTTCTTCTAAATATGAATCTTGTAAAGAAGTTTGAATTAATGTAATACTTGGCGATTGTGTTGGTGGTTTTTTAATTACATTTAATTGTTCATTTGTAACCTGGTCTATATTAGATACAGGGTTAGGGTAGTTTCTTCCTATATTAATTACTCTTGGTGGATTAAAATTATCTGTAAAGAATAATAAATCATCTACCTTATCTATACCTGTTATTAAATAATCTGGATTGAAATTTAATACAGTGCTACCCCCGAAACCATCATTGATGCTAACAACGTGGTATATAAGAGAACCTGTAACTACATTGTATGAAACAATTAAATCTAGTTTACCTGTAGCTCCAACTGTAAAAGCTGGATCGTGTACAAACCAATAAATGGTTTCATTTGCTCCATCTTCATAAGCTCCAATACATCTAGCAGAAGTGCTCAGTGGAGTTCCGTCTGTATACTGTAAAGTAGTAACCTGTATGTTACCTTTTGTATTTTCAACTGCACCTATCTCAGATTCTTCAGTAGAACCCAATCTAACATTCAAAGCATCTATATACTCTCCATTAGGAACAAGCCTTTCATCAAGGCTTTTGTTCATACGGCCCGCTATAAAATTTCTTTGAATGTTTGCCATTTTATTTTAGCCACTTATTCTCACCCCTAAGATTCATAAGCAATCTACTTGGATGAATGTTACTTAATCTGATCTTTGCGTTTCTCAATAAAGCTTGTTTATCTCTCTTAGCTCTGTTCACTATATATTCTTGAACACCAAATTTACTATTTAAAATGGCATATTTAATATATGCATATATATATTCTTCAAATAATTTATTGACACTAATCTGAGTATTGTCTCCATTTTCCATACCATCAGATATATATTGTAATACACACTGCTGATTTGCCATTGTTGAATCAAAATTAATTACACCAGCTTTTTTATCAATTGTAAATGTAGGATTAATATTTGCTGTTTCAGTATTTAATCCATATCTAGCTCCTATTTTGTAATTATAAATATCACTATCAAAGTAATAAACATTTGGATTTACATTCTCATCTATCTCATCATTCAAATAAATACTTTTTAATGATCCATTTTTTCTTTCAGTATCTAATGTAGATTCTTGAGTGTTTACATTATTATCTCCATCATAAGTAAATGTAGCAGTTGCAGATTGTATGTATTGTGTAGCAGATTGTACTTGAATATTTTCAACAAGCTCTCTTAACACATTGTCTTTTAAAAGATATAGCTTTACCCAGTTGACATAATCAGAAGGTAAAACAAACCTTAAGTCATCATAGACAGTTAACTCTAAAGCTTTTATTTCTTTAAAAGCATCGTAGTTTAATTCTTGTATACCACGCTTAGCATGAAATAATATCTTATATCTAGGCTCATTATTAATAAGAGAATGGTTGCCATCATACATCAATAAAAAATTATTTACAATGTCTGTCAAACTAACATATTGATAAGATCCCCAATTAGTATCTGTAGGAGTTATCCCGTTGTTAGTGTAGTACTTATTTTGATTCATATATGCCATACTATTCTTGGTTTTCTTTTTGTTCTTCTAAATTTCCAAATTGATATACATCTCCCTCTCTTATAGATATACCAGCGTATTGTAATATCCTTGCTACTAAATTATTAGCATCATCTGGTGGAAGTTCAAAGTCTTGATAATCTGATTGAGATTGATCGAACAAAGGCTCACCTCCGTAAAGTGTTACATAAGTCCATTTAGGATCTCTAGGATATCTTATGTATTGCGCTTGAACATCATTAGGTGAATTAAATGAACTAGGAAATACTGATATAGTGTCTCCTTGTATTGTATATGCTGGAAATTGATTTGATGGAGCAGTCAGTAAAGAGTTTCTTAACATTGTTATTTTTGAGTGACTAACCTGCTCTGCTTCTCCTTGATAAATACCTGAACTAAAACATAAAACTTTATTTAATAAATAATATTCGTCTCCAGTTGTAGCTGTTGAAGGTAAAAAGTAAACATTAGCAGCGCTTTGAGATAAATAGTTTGTAACAGAAAAACTATCTATTACTTCTTCATATCCTTTTTTGATATCAGCATAACCTGTCCCAGAAACTCTTGCATTCTCTTCGTTTATTTGCTGATTATAATTTGTAAAGTATTCGTCAAATATATCAAGCTGAGCTTGCTTTGCAAATAAGTTAAAATCACTAGGAGATATATACCCATAGTTATTTTTATTTATTATTGCAAGCACAGTATTTCTTACAGAATTTATCATTTGAAAATGTTTATACAAAGATAAACAAAATAAAAAAGCACCCTGAAATTGGGTGCTTTCTCGCTGTCGATAGTAAAGGAAGGATAATCGTTATGCTACTCCAATTCCACTCACAGCATACGGTAGGTTATCTACGTTGTATGCTACGTTTGTCCATGATGTAGCTAGTGCAGCTACAACTGCACCTTCAATTGTGTCTCTTTGTGTTTCATCTCCCGCACCTGCTGTTGCGTGAGTGATAGTAGTTACTTTACCACCACCATAAGTAATTGTTACTGTAGTAGTAGATGCTTGCTCTATTAAAACAATATCATTAATAGCAACTAATTGGTATTGCTCATTAGTTACTGGAATATTTAAAAATTTTTGCATTGTTAAAAAATTAATAGTTAAACTTTAGGCAAAGTTACGAATTTTTTGATATGCTTTTTAAATGTTTAAATAGGTCAATACCATCATCACTTTGAAAGAATGACGCTGCAATATACATAGGGTCTTCACCATAAGGAACATTACACATTTTCTTTTTATTTGATGGTGTATTAAACCATATCTCCTTGTTGCTGTTTCTAAGTACAACTAAACCTTTATCAAAAAAGTTTTGAATTGTAGCATTTAATTTTAGCATAGGATCTTTAAGTAAATTCAAAAAGTCTTTAGGATTTTGTTTAGCAAATATTAATATATCTCTTCTAAGCTCTGAAGTTGAAACTTTAGTAACATCTCTTTGAAATAATACTCTAGCTACATTTTCTACTTGCTCTACATCTAATTGTCTAGCTTCGATTAATGCATCTACTTCAGCATTTAAATCTTCTACTAATACTTCTGCTTCTTTTTCTTTATTTACTTCAATAAAAGTTCTTCCGTTACCAGGATGGTATTGTAAAAACTTTTGTAATACTTGATTGTTTTTTGGAACGTATAAAAAACCATTCTCAAATACAATAGGTTCTAATATCGCATTATCATCTTGCTCATCTTGAAATGGGCTGTTCTGGTTTCTTGCATATCTAAGTGGTCTATTGATACCAGTTTCTTCATCAAACCATAATAAAGGAAATCTTGATGTGTGTCTTGATGAAAGTATTAATGATAATGGAGCTACTTCTTTAGTTAGCTTATATGTTTTATCAACAAATTTTGGTTGAGATTTTTTAGGTGTGCTTTTCTTTTTTTGCACAATTTCAGTAGTCTCTTCTACTGTTTCTGTAGTTTTAGTTTCTTTTGACATTTGATTTAATTTAATTTATAATTTAAAAAAGGGGCACATTGCTGCACCCCTTTGAATTTAATATTAATCTTGGAATAAGAAGAAGTTGTTTGCACCTAAAGTACATACAGCTCTTTCTGATAAAAAGTTAACTTGCATGTTATCGATATCAGAAGTTGCTGCACCACCAGCTGAACCAGTGATCCAAGTTTTATATCTTCTGTCTTCAGTTTCTGAAGCTCTATATCTTACATGTAAGAAAGGTCTTTTTGCATTTTTACCAAGAATTTGGTCATACACTGTAGTAGAACCAGCTGGAACTAATAGTCCATTGATTTTACCAGAGTTAGCTCCTGATGGTAAACCACCTCTCATTGTAGGGTCGTTTAAGTATTTCCAATCAGTTTTGTAGAAATCGTATCCTCTTCTGAATCCAGAGAATCCTAAGTTTAATGCCATTTCTTCGTCATTGTCAAATAGACCGTATGAAGTACCACCAGCTCCGTAAGAGTTTTGAGCAGCTAACATATCGTCAATATCAAATGAGAATTGTCTGTCAATAAACAGTACGTTTTCTTCAATTGCACCTTGTTTGTCTAATCTACTAATAATAGAGTCAAAATCTGCAAGTGTAGTAGGGTTACCACCATCCCAGATATTTCCTCTTTGAGTTACTGCGTAGAATATACCATCAGAACCAGCACCTGGATTTGCAGCAGCACCTGAGCTACCTAATGCAGCAGCAGCACCTGAGTTAGTCTCAGCAGGTACAGCTTCAATCATAGCTGTTTCTAAATAGTCATCAAATCTTAATCTTGTTTCATGCTCAGATTTTAAATACCAAAGGTATCCAGTAGCACCATCTTCAGTAGTAACTTCTACCCATCCGATTTGTGCCATATCTGAACCATTTACAGTATATGTATCTTTTAAAATAATTGGTTTGTTTTCAAAAATGAAGTCATTAGCTTCAAGAGAACCTACCATACCAGCAGTTCCTTTTTTGAACTCTGAACCATAAATAAATACAGTTACATCTGCGTTACCAGCACCTGTACCTGCAGTCACTAAACCACCTGCTTCGTAAAAAGCAACAGTAAATTGACCTGCACCACCAGCTGCGTTATTAACTGCAGTAACAACTGCTTTGTTTACACCTGAACCATCGTTTTGTACGATTACAACTGTCTGACCAATTCTAATTACTTGCTCAGCTGTTGTTGGGTCTAATGTGTCGTTTACCTGAAATGTTGCAGTGTCTGCGTTTACTAAAGCTGCAGTACCAACTGACGTATATTTCGTGTGTAATCTACCTTGCTCTGCCCATTTAATTAAGTCAGAGTTAGTAGGCATTTCTGCTCCCACCATTCTTAAGAAAGATGAGATAGTTCTATTACCGTATCTTTCGAACTCTTTTTCGTAAGTATCAGGTAGATACTGGTTTAAAAAGTCGAAGTTAACGATATAGTTTTGGGCTGTTGGAGTTCTTTCTGAACTCGGCGTCAACGCATAAGTAGGTGACGCTAAAACTTGTCCTGCCATTGTTTTAAATTTTTATGTTATTAACTTTTTTTTATACTTCTAATTTTCAGTCCTCGGCTTGATGGCTGAGAAACTGATTTAACTTGGAATCCAGATTTAGCAGATACTTGTGGTGCACTTCGTTCCGTCATATCAACGTTTTTAGTTTTACGAATTACATCATCAGTAGCCTGTGATTTACCCTGCTCGTAAAAGAACTGAGCAAATTTATCAGGATTCATAGCTATAGCTAGAGCTTTGTGATAACCTTCTGCATCTTTAATAAAACCATTAGAATCCAAATACTTATTTACAAAGTTAAGTGGAGTCTCTTGAGCTTTTTTAAGTTCAGAAGCGCTACCTGGAGAATACACTATATCATTCTCTCCTATGTTGAACTTAAAACCTTTAAATTCGGAGCTGAATACTTCGTCACTTTTTTTGACAAACCATTCTCTTTTTTGATTAGCATCTTCTTGTTGAGCTTTAGCTGACTCTAAATATTGCCTATACTCAATAAGTTCCTCGTTGTTAGCAGTGGCAGAACTTTCCCTTGACTCAAGAGGCTGTTTGTATAACTCCTGCTGTTCTCTAAGAAACTTTTTTGCTTTAGCAATCTCTTTCTTCTTTGCTAGTTTTATTTTTTTAATTTCAGCTGGTTCGTTTATTTCTTCATCATAAACAAACTCTTCCATTAACATATCAATATCATCAGAATCTAAACCTTCTTCTGTTATTGAATAATATTCTCTAAGCAAAGAATCGGAATCCATGTCGGAATAATCTTTTTGCAATTTTGCATAATCGTCTATACCACGACCTGTTTCCTTTTTATACTTTAGGTAAGCTGCAACATCAGAAGGTAATTCTTCTGATTCTTGTCTTGCATTAACTAAATCATCAATAGATTTAATTTCCTTACCATATCTTTTACCAATATATGAAAGAACTTCATCCTCATTTAATTCTGAGGGTTTTACTGGTGGAGCTTCAACTTCTTTAACTTCTTCTGGCTCACTAACCTCTGTCTCCTGCGCTACAACTTCTTCTGAAGTTTCATTTTCAGCAACAGGTTCTTGAGTACTTTGTTCTTCAACAACCGTTTCTTCTTTCTGTTGTTGTTCCTGCTCGTGTTTTTCAAGCAATTCTTTTTCTACTTCCTGTGTTGATTTAGACTCAACATCAGTTACTTCTCTAACTTTTATATCCATTTAATTTAATTTAATTTATTTGCAAATTTACGCAAAATTTAAACGCATTATCTTGGCTCAAACTCTGCTAAATCAAAACCATCTAACGTATCTTCATTAGACTCAAAATTTTGAGGAGGTAAATTATTTTTCCTCTGCGTTATAAGTTTTGATTGTTCTGTATTCTGCTGACTAATTCTATCACTTTTAGCTTTCTCTCTTGATTGCTCTCTCTCTGCTAGCGTAGCAGCATCTAATCCTTTAACTTGCATATTATATTGAAACTCTTGCTCCATCAGTTGTGATTTAAGAGCAGCTTCTTGTTTTTGCTTTTCAATTTCAAATGCAATATCAGCTTGTCTGTATCTAATTTTAGACTGAGTTTCAGCTTCTATTTTTTGCATTGCTACTTGAGCTGCAAGTTCTTGAGATTTTAATTGTTGTTGAGCAATCATAGCCTGCTTTTGCATTTCTTGCTTTTGGTCTTGCTCTTGCTTAGCTTTTCTTTTAACTTTTAAAAGTTGATTAGCTAATTTTAAATTCTTTATTTCACGTATGTCAATAGCGTCTTCCAAATTAATATCACCCTTAGATAATGCCATTTGAATATTTTGCTCAAGCATTGCTTTTTGTTCTTCATCTGGAGACAACTCAATAAAGATTCCAAAGTCATATATATATAGGTCAGAAATTTCTCCAAGAATGCTAACATTGTATTTACCGATTTTATTAATAAAGTCATCCTTAAAGTCAGAATACTCTAATATATCAGCTATTCTATAAGTTAATGCTTCTGATAATGTTCTGTATATATATAAACTTCCATCAAGAATATGTCTTGTTGCTGTATTTGAACTAAGCGCAGCTAGCTTTTGAACACCTACTAAAGCATCTGAATTTGCTATAGTACCGTCTCTCGCTTCATTTAAGCCCGTTACAGCTCGAATCATGTCTAAGTAGTGGTTAAGGTTACCTATAAGCATTTGTGCCTTAGAAGCGCCAGAATTGCTTGTGAGCTGCTGTATAGGAACTTTACCCTGATTATAATCACCTTCTTGCGTATAACTTCTACCAATTACAGAACCTGTTTGGAAATACAATCTAAGTGCATCTTCTGGGTTATAAGCTGATCCTGTTCCAAGATCAACCTCATTCAATCCATCTGCATCTATATATACACCATCAGGAACTGTTCTAGCAATTACCTGTTGTAGTTTTAAATGAGTCATCTGTATAAGGTCAGCATAAGGAATCATTCTTCTAACAAGAGATTCAATCACACCTTTATACATTCTTGGAGCAACTGCTACATAATTTGGTATAGCGTGCTGTGAAGATGATTTTGGTCTAACCATATTCTTTGCAAGCTCCCACTTTAAAATAAAGTTAGTACCCATAACCATTACACCATCATACCATACGTCAATTGTTTTTTCTACTTTTTCAAAATTACCCTCTTCCATCATTTCATTAGGAGGGTTAAAAGTATCGTCCTTTTCTATCATAGAGATATTACCATTCTCTTTAATCTTCTTTTTATAAACCATCTTCTTAGTGGTTTTATAATTAAAGTACATTAAAGTAGCTGTGTCTCTATAAAATATATCGTTCTCATAATATTGAGCTGTGTTGTAATAATCATACCAGCTTTGACTATACTGAGATATTTTTTCTAAATCTTCCTTAGTTAGCGTAGGATCAATCTTCACTAGTTCAGTGATTGGAACTGTTTTAATTTCACCCCAATAAAAACAATCTTTAAAATGAGGATCTTCTGTATAACTATAAACTACATTTGCTGGATCTACATATTTAATTTCTACTCCAGCTCCTTTTAAAAACTCATGCTTTGCAACAGCCATACCAGTAACCATAATATCGTAATCTAATCTTTTACGAATATCATTATAATGGTTTTCTTCAAACATTGTATTGATAGCTTCTTCTTCAGCAATCTCAATAGCTGGTTTGTAATTTAAGTTCATGTATAATGAAAGCTCCTCATCACTTGCAGGAAGTTCATCAGGATTCATAATGAATGGATCGAACCCTGTATTCTTTTGTACAATATCAAGTACATCTTTAGCAGCCATCTGCCCTTCAATCATTTCTTGATACTTGCTTCTTTTAGATTGAGACAAAGCATCTTGAGCATACGCTTTTACTTTGAATAATCTATCAGACATTCCGTTTACTACTATATCAACAAATTTAGGAATGATTGGAACTGGTGTCCAATCTAAATTTAAGTAAGATAAATCACCATCAACAGCTAATTCATTTTTATATTTTGCTACTGATTGTTCACCTCTTGCGTATAATCTTAATCTATTAAAATCCCTCCACTGATTATAGTATCTGCATCCGGTAGAATCTTTACGAAACCATTCGTATTGTATAGCTTGCCCTATTTGTAATCCAAACTCATCAGTTGCCTTCTCAGCATCAGATACAAACTGACTAGGGAATCCTACAGATGAAATATTTATGTTTACATCTTTCATCTAATTAATTCACTTAAAATTCCTTTATTATTATATTGTGCAAAGTTAAGACTTATTTTTGATTGTTTTTTCTCAGGAAGGTAAACATTCTTTTGATTTGCCATTATTGCAAGCCCAGAACTAATACTGGCATCAAACTTTGTTCTACTGCTAATATCAAACCTTGCCCAGTCTTCTAGTGTCCTTGTAAAATACATTGACCCCATTTCATCCATAGACCTATATGTGCCATCTAAATCAATACCAACATACTTTTCTATATATGATTCTATAGCTGCAGCGTGTGATTGCTTTACATCTTCAGATGTATTAGGAATACCACCCAGTTCTTTTTCAGTCTTTGATAATTTATTATAATGTTTATCTGGCCTATTCATACAATATCCCCTATATCCTCTGTTTTTAAAATGATATAATAATCTAGGTTTGTTATTCTCTACAAGTATTGGCATACTATAAAATACACAAGCCATTAATACTTCTTCAAAAAATATCTCTGCTGTTTGTGGTCTAGCAACATATTCTAGAAAGAACTCATTACTCGGAGCTTCTTCCATATTAAACTTAGTTAAACCATGCAAAGCTCCATTTGATCCACCACCTCCAACAGTTCCAGATATATCATAACTATCACAACCAAATGCACCGATATGTTCATTCAGAGGAAAGTATACGCCATGCTTTTGAATCTTTTTATTATTTAATCCTTTGTTAGGTGTCCAAGACACTTTGAATCTACCTCTGGAATCTGGAGTCCATATAACCTCAGAATCTTTTATACCATCCTTCCAATAGAATCTACCACGAGTTACGTGATGCTCCATAATTAAAGAATCATTATAATCAATCTGCTGATATATTTTAGTTAGATTAAATAGTGATGATTTACTCTCATCTCTAAATGCGTGAGACTCTGTTCTTGGAAACTGTCTGTAAAATTCATTTAATGCATCAGCATCATTCTTCAATGAATCTACTTCAGCTTCCCAATAATCTATTGCTCCATTTGTAATCCATTCTCCATCAACTCCAGCTACGGGTTTCTCAGGTTTTCTAAATACAGGCATACCATATCTATCTATAAAACCTTCCATATTCCATTCCATGGGAATAAATAAAGAATATAATCCAGATTTAGTTTGACCGTTTGCGTTTCTAGTATTTACATTTGAATCTTCAAATAACTTTTTAAAATTATCACCCCCTTTATCAAGAGCATTTGATGTAGAACCCATCATACATTTACCAATAACTTTGCTTCCTAGTCTGAGACAAGTTTTAGTTACACGCCAGTTATTTAAAATATTATTTGGCTTTATCCATTTACCAGATTCATCATGTACAAGCAGTAAAAGTTTTTCACCATCATAAGAGTTGTCATCTGTATTTTTCCAGTCAATAGTTGTATCAAGTCCTGTCAGCTCTTCATCAACATCATCATACATATTTTTCTTTGTAATCTTAGAAGCTGGTATTCTAAATGCTAATTCTGTTTTTGGTTTATCCATACCATCTTGTATCGGTTTGAAAAAAAATGGTAGTCTGTTTGCAATAGGTACAACTTTATCTGTAAACATTTTTTTAGCATCAGAACCTGTCTTTGATAAAATACCAACCCTAGAATCTCTAGCCAATGTTCCTGTATTTACACATTCTGATGACCCCATAAAAGAAAAACCTGAACGTCTTATTTTTAAATAATCCATTCCAAAACATCTATTATCTGCTTTACAAGCCTCCCAGTATAAAAAGAATATTCTGTTTGCTTCTCTGTAATCAGGATAACCAACATCAATACTTGTCCATTGCAAGTACATATAATGAGAGCCTGTTATATACGTAGGTTTACCATTATTATAAAACCAATAACCTAGTTCTCTTTTATCAAACTCTCCCTCGATATAATCTACCCATTTGTTTTTAAACTGAGGTGGTCTTTCGTTCCACTGAAATATAGAATTTATTCTAGTTAAATCTTTTGGAAGCTCATGTCTTTCCCAATATTGTTTTTCTTTACTTTTATGTCTGGAAAAAATATCTTCTGGCTTTTTTGGCAGTGCAATACATAAACCATTAATATTTATTACCTGACCTATTTGACCTGATCTAGATATAACAACCACATCATACTTTTCGTTATATCCATACACCCAAGTTTTAGCCGTATTCTTTTTACTAAGAACAGTTTTAGGAATATAATCTCTTAATTCTTGATATAAACTATTTTGATCTTCGTTCTGCAAACCCTTGTTTTGTATTTGTTTTATCTATTGTTCCTCCACTTTCAAGTACTTCTTCTTCTAAATCTATTTTATTTAAAATATCAAAAGCATCAAAAATAGCTAGCTTTTTTGTGGCTGCTGCATTCTTTAATCTATCTGCAGCTAGTTCATCTTCAGGATCAGGTTTTATAATATCTTCTTTTGCTACTTTAATAAGTTGCTCTACTGCTCTACGCCCTGCTTGTATAATTTGTTTTTTAAGTTCTTCTGATTTCATAAAATTAAAGTTATTTGGTGGTCATACATTCTGTATAGTTTCTCATCATCTACAGTAAATTCATATTCACTCTCTGGTTTGAAACATATTCTATCACCTTGTTTTACTCCTTTAGATTTTAAATAATCATTTGGATATTTCATCTCACCAATAAGAGGTTCTTCTGTTCCTAGTTTAGATATAAATGATTCTTCTTTTGGAACTGGCTTTACAAAACAATATCTGTCATGACAATGCCATACATCATCTTGTTTAAACATAAAGAACTGGTCGTTCTCAATAAAGAACATACCATCCATAAAATAACTCTTGCTACTTTTCTGTCTACCTTTCATATCATTGTAGAACTTAAATACATTATGATGTACTAAAAGTATATCACCAACTTTAATAGGGCCATCATAACCAAGAGGAGTTGATATAACAACACCATGCCTGTTTGAAGCTTTATGGTTTTCCTCAGATGTATTGGTAACAAATTCAACACCCTCAATATTTTTAGTATTGGTGTATCTTTTATCACCTAGTGGTTTTACAATAAAATAAAAAGGTGACCTCATTAAAAGTTTATATTATATTCTACTGACACTGGCATATTGGAATTAAATTCTTTCCAAAGTAGCACTTCGTCTTCTTGTTGAATCCAAATCTTATAACTATCTGAATGTTCAACATACTGAATGAGATGGATAAAATATTTACCTCCCAAAACTTCTTGGCCAACTATGTAATGCATAGAGCTTGACTTATAGTCTTGACCTATAGAAATCTTTCTTATATCCATTAGATTAAATTTAATTAATACAAAGATATAAATTATTTACCTGCCTTGACCTCTATATCTTTTAAGGTAATTTTTAGAAGATGTAAGTTTAGAAGA